GAACTTGTAAAAAAAGTCCTACCAGATTCAAAGCCGTTCATCCTCCTTTGCTCTTCCGGCGTTTCCTCTCCCATCCCTAAACTCAACGGGCTCGCCGACACCCTGCGGGCTCAACTCCCCGGCCACACGATTATTGATCTGGCCACTGTGCGAGCGCATCGCGTTTATGATCTCCTCGGATTGATGGACCGCGCCGCGCTCCTCGTTTCGGTGGATACCGTCCACTTGCACCTTGCCCGCGCCGCCAGTTGCCCTGTGATTGCGATCCTTAATGATGGCTGGCGAGGATCCGAGCCTCCGCCTGCGACCGTAGCCAGCTTTCGCTATGCCGATGTGACATCGGAGAATGTTGCGTCCGCCGCCCATGCGTTCCTGCATCCCCCTGCCCGCAAAGTGTTTCATGCCGTCAACCCTTTTGGTGCTACGGAGAGGCACCAGCGCGCCCGTGCATCTTGGGCAACCTGCTACGAGGCGGGGATGATCCCGGCCCCGGCCCATCACTTCGCCCGATCCGCCCGCGACATCGGCGACGAAAAAGCACTTCCGTATTTACAAGACATCCTCGCCCCAGCACGGGAACTCGCCGGGGATGATGATGTGATTGTCTGGACAAATGATGACGTGACCCTCGACCCGCGCATTGTCTCTTGGGCCGGCGGGAACGCCGGGGCTTACGGAGCCGCAACCATGCGCCGGGACGAACCCGGCCACTGCGGGCGCGAACTCTTTGCCTTCACAAAACGGTGGCTGGTGGAAACCAAACTACCAGATTTCCTTATCGGAACCCATCAATTCGACCTCGCCGTTGCCGCCATTGTCCGCCACCGTCGCGGCATTTGGTCGAACCTCCGCAATATCGGGACCGATTTTTACCCATGCGATACCTCCGAAAGATTCGCTCTTCACGAACCGCATAAAAACGAATGGGAATCCCGGACTGAACACCCCTCCGGCCGGCACAACGCCGCCCTCTTTTCAGACTGGCTGTCTGGACAGAAAATGTTTTTTTGGATTTCGTGATTATCAAGTGTTGACAAGATACGCGTCCCCGTCTTAATTGCCGGGAGATGCAAAAGAAATTCAAGAATCTTTCCACAATTCACCAATGAACCGGATTGAAGCCCAGGCACTAGAATACGCCGAAGCTCTGGGAGAGCTGACCGAATACCTCGACTTGCCCTGGGAAAATGCGAACGAAACCGTAAGGGCCGCAAAAAGGAAAATTATGCGGATGAGAGACGCCCTACGGAAAGCGAATAACATCCTGGCCGGTGAGGGGTACGGGGGAAATTCTCCGATCCGATTGGAGATTGCTGCCATTCTGGCGAACACCCCGCCAGCAGCCGGAGGGCCAGCCATGAATCGGCAGTGCTATCATATGGGACGTTGGGGATGCTTCAAATGCAGCGGTCGTGGCCACGCGTTGGGAGTGGACTGCGACTGGTGCGACGGGACGGGGGAAGAATGAAACCGACCGCGCAAAGAGAGGTGATTGAACGGATGCAACGAGGCGAAACCCTCATGTGGCACGGGAATGCTGGACCGCAAATATCGGGCCGGCCATTCTGGCCGCAAAAGCGCACCGTCCGGGCTATGCTACGTGCTGGCCTGCTAGTATGGGGCCGCCATTTCAACGAGACGCAAAAAGAACTCGGGATATGTCCGCTGATTCTTTCGCCGAACGTCTGCGATCACCAGCAGCCGCCTGCTTCTGGCGCGGGGGATGCAGGTAAAGACGGGCCAGCCAGACAGTGCTATCATATCCTCTGTAGCGGAGCAGCGCGACGTTCCCGGCAGGCAGGGGCCCGTTGCTTGCATAACTGGGTTGACCAGACTGACGGGACACGCATTTGTTGGCGGTGTGGAGCTTTGTGGCCCCTGGCTGCGAACGCCCTAGAATGAGGAATCCCGATGAAACGTCCCATATCTAAAGTCAGTGCGAACAGCCACCCGCTCGCCAACGCGACGGGTCCAATCCCCGTTGTTCCCTCCCATCGGTGCCAAGTCTGCGGTGCATTCTGGAGGATCTGGCTCAAGGCAGACACACTGCAAGATGCTGACTCGTGGTCGCTGTGCTCTCCGACATCTGGAAAATGCTGCGACAACTCATTCCTGGGGGAGCAAATCCTCCCTGTGACCATGGCGGAAATGCAGGAATTTATTCATTCAGCGAACGCCGCCCATGAGCCACAGCGGCAGGAAGGCCCCGATGCCAACTGAGCGCGTTCCCGCTGTTGGCTCGATGGGCTTGTTAGATTCTGGAGCGGGCCGAAACCCTACGCCGAAGGCGCAAACATTTTCTTTTGCTTGACAATACCGAACCGCTTGGCTATAAGTGATTCCATGAACGAGAAAATGATAAACATCGGGAGGGCGAAAACGTATCATTGGGTTTGCGACGGCAAGACGCTTTGTGGAAAATCAGCGATGATGATGCAGCGGGTAGCGTATGGGCAACGAGGCGACGGACTGCCGCCGTGCCTTAAGTGCGCGGAACGGAAGGCCCGGAAGTGAATAAGGCTGCACAATCACTCGGGCGCCTTGGCGGAAAAGCGCGATCAAAAGCCAAGACGCTCGCCGCACGGCAGAACGCGAAGAAGGGCGGATGGCGAAAAGGAAAAAAGCGAAAAACACATCGGAGCGGAAGCTCCCCCGCTCCTGAATCTAACGACAAAGTCACCAACAAGGGGAGCGAAAATGAGCACTGAATCCACGCCAGAAGTCCCGCGCTCCCCGCAGTTTGGTGGACTGCTTGGTTCGTCTTTTGTGTGGACGGCCATGGAAGGCTACGAGCCGATGGAGAATTGCCACACGGCAGATGGGCAGGAAATTGGATGGATTCGCCCCGCGAGCATCGGAAAGACTCGCCCTCAGCCGTGGGGCACAGCAGCGGACTGGCCCGGCGAGTGGCAGGCGATCCCTCACCGCTACGACGACGACGGACAGCCGCTTGACTGGCATCTCTCAACCCACCAACCCAACTACGCCGCTGCCAAGGAATGGATTGAGCGTGGTTGGACGAACGTCCCCGATGACCTGCCCCTACAAGCTGGCGGTCGGGGTGCAACCACGGAGGGCGCGGAATGAAAAAGAAACCTTCATCGCAGCCCGAGTGCCAGCTTGTAGGGGTTAGGTCCATCGGTCTGTTCGATTTATATCTTGTCCAAGGTGCGCTAGACAGCATGGGCGTGGCTCTCGCTGACCATCATCACGAATGGAGTGAAGGCGAGCGGGAAATCTACGATCAAGCAACTGAAATAATTAGGGCTTCGGCTGGCGGTTGTATGGAGACTGATTCGTTGGGCTCAAAGAAACATTCTTCTCTGATGCCTTTGATTGAATTGATCCTTCCGTGCGGCCTAATTTCAGGCCGATTACTCGCGTTGGGGTATTCTCCTTGGCGAGTTGCTTTAGTTCACGGACATCTTGCGGTGTCCACTGCTTTCCGGTGTTGCGTGTGCTTTTGCTCATGTTTTGTTGTGGGTGAATGGCGCGATAGGCTTATTTCATTATCGAACGACAAGGTGAGATGCCGATGACCGCCGAAATTCCAGCTTTGATTCCACAACCCGGCCACCCGGCGGGCAGCGGTTATCTCGACCGCCTGGTTGGGCCGAAACGCTACTGGGCCACGCCGCCCGAAATGATGGAGGTTCTCAATGCGGAGTTCGAGTTCGACTACGATCCTTGTCCGCACCCAAGGCCGGAAGGCTTCGATGGCCTGCAAGTCCCGTGGGGGAAACGTAACTGGGTAAATCCGCCCTTCACTGGCGAACCGCGAGTGCCCGGAAAGCGAAAGCTCGGGCCGGTGGCGTGGCTGAGAAAGGCCGTAGCTGAACGGGAAATTGGAAACATGACCGTGCTGATACTGCCGATCTACAACGTGCGGGCGATCTCAATGGCGGAGGACTTTGGGGCGGAAATCCGATACTTCGGGAAGCCTCAATGGCTGGCACTTGAAGACGGGCAACCGAACCCGGCGCGGAAATCAGATTGGCATCCGTGCGTGCTCATTATTCTTCTGCCCAACACGGAGCTGACCAGCCCGAAGGGAGATCAATCGTGAGCAACGAGATTGCACCCTCGCCGACGCCGCAAGACGCAAACCCGAAGGGTTTGGTCGAGCGGCTGGTTGGAATCCTGATGGGCACCAAACAATTCCCGCCGATAGGCGGCACTAAAATATGAACATCGACGGACTCAGACAAGATATGGAGATCGCATTCCAACGGGTCACTCAATACACCCTAATCGAAGACGAGGTTGAGGCCGTCTACCTCGGACTGACTCGACTGCGAGAAATTGAAAAAGCGGCGGAGATCGGAGACATCGCAGAAGTTCAGGTTTTGCTCGGAATCGAAAAAGCCCAACTGGATTCCAACGTCCGCGATCACTTGCCCCGGAAAGCTGGCACGCCCGATGCCGATACAAAGGAGAACGTATGAGCATCCAGAAACCTTCGCATCGAAAGTGCCAGCTTGGAGGGGTTAAGTGGATCGCTCTGTTCGCTTTATTCGTTTGTGTGAATTGTGCAACCACTGCTCCCGGCCATCATGTTGATCGTGGCAACGCAGTCAGGCTTGTTAATGTAGCTTTCGCTGGATACCGCAATTTTCTTGTGGTTGGCAGCATGAAATGTCCATCGCCACTGGCGAGAGACATCGCGGTAAACAACGTAATACCCAATCGGGTTTGGAGTGCTCATATATGAATACTGTTAGTGTGTTAGAAAAATCACCGGCCTATCAAAGGGCGGATAACTCAGCGCGGATTTTGACCGTGATCGAAACAACGAACATGACACGCGGAAACGGCACTGAAGAAGACCCTGTGCGAGTCGTAACGCAATATTGGACTCTCGATGGAACGCTTCTTGTCGAAGTGGACTCATATTCTTCTGCGAACGACAAAGTCACCAACAAGGGGAGCGAAAATGAGCACTGAATCCACGCCAGAAGTCCCGCGCTCCCCGCAGTTTGGTGGACTGCTTGGTTCGGCATTTATCGTCGTGTTCGATGATGAGCAAGGTTTGTGCGTGCCGCTTGGGTGGGACGGCGAATGCAGGGGGGCCATCTGCTGCAACCAAGGAAAAGTAGCCTTGTTCCCTGACCGGAACTCTGCCCGTCGCGCAATCAACATATCGGCAAAGTTTGCCGCGCTCCGAAAATCGCAAGGCATTCCAGAAAACACCGACTTCTCGCCGGAGTGCCGAAAATCAATCCGTGTCATGGAGTGTATGCCGAACGCCCAAGATGAGGGACAGCCGGAAAAAGGATGCCGCCATGCAAACTGAGCGCGTTCCGGCTGTTCCTCTCCATCGCCTTGTTCGCGGAATTTTTAAGGAGGTGCTTATGCAAACATGGCGGAGAAAGCCCGCCACCATGAGAGGTCCGATCCCTCTTGTGCCTCTCCAATCGCCACTAAGGCTCGGTGCCCGCCGGTGCACAAATGCAAGTCCTGCCTCGCGAGCAGGGCATCCGGCAATCTTTTCAGCGAACGCCACAGTGGAGCCATGCGGCCGGGATCCGCGCTCCGAAATCTCGCCAATCACCAAATCAAAATGACAACTCCAATAAAAAGCGGGGCCGCATTGGCTCCCACGGCTGGTTCTGCATCTCTTGTCGAGCGGCAGGCGCAAGAACCGAAATTCGAGATGCCGGGGTGGGGTAACTCCATCACCGCCGGAGAACTCATCACATTCATGCTTCAGCGCGAAGGCACGCGTGAGGAGGCCATGGAAACGCTGGCGCAAACTCTGGCTGATCTCGGTATCAGCGGCGAAGAACTTGCTCACTGGCAGCGGAAGCCGGGAATCTGTCACGACTGCGGGGAAACCGATAATCGAACGCATCGCGAATGGGCCGCAAAGGCCGAGAGATTCCCGACGACTCCAATCGAAATGTATCGCGGATACCTGAAGTCCGATGTGCAGAACGTCCCAAGTCAGAAATCGCCACTCGGAAGCGGCGGAAAATAATCAAATAGCTATGAAAAATAACCTCATCAAAACCGCCGCAATAGTGGCGATTTACTGCACTGCTTGGTTCGGATTTTCTCACGCGCAAGAGTCCTCTATCGCAAGCGATCTTATTGTGACCAGCGGCCACATTACCCCCGTGGATAAAATCACATTCTCGCCGGGTATCACCATAAACACCGTGACCGGCGAGGTGACGATCCCGAAAAACGTCGCAATCCCCGAAGCCGCACGCGCATTCTGGGTCGCTGTGGCAAAGGCTTTCCCGGAAGTAAAAAAAGCCATGATGGAGGACGGGAAATGAGTAAGCCGAACGCACAAGGCCACCAATCCCAGCCGGGAGCGAGCGTGGCCGCAAAAGAAGGGATTGAATCAAATGGAATCTAAAACTCTCGGCGGGCTGGGATTAGGTGCGCCGCTTTGTTCTGCTATCCTTCGGCTCACGCTGAAACGGAAGTGGTTCGACATGATCGCCAGCGGAGAGAAGCGCGAGGAATACCGAACCCCGAAAAGGTGGATTCTGTCGCGGCTGGAAGGGAAGGACTATGGATCGGTTGAATTTCGCAATGGCTATGGGAAAGACGTGCCCGTCGTTACGCTGGAATATCTCGGATGGAGCTATGGCACTGGCCGCCGCGAGTGGGGAGGCACCGGATACAAGGTTGCTGTGATCCATATGGGGCGGATTTTGAGTAAGCAGAACGCTGCCCATGAGCCACAGCGGCAGGAAGGCACCGATGCCAACTGACCGCGTTCCCGATGTTGGCTCGATGGGCTTGTTCGCGGATGATGGTGATGTAATGATGGAGTTCTCGGGAGGGCGTCTGGACGGAATGAAAGTTCTGATTTCAGAATGGCCGCAAGACCTCGCTTGGCCGGGAACTGAGGTCATGGATAAACCGTCGGGGCAGATATATCGATATCATGCCACGGCATCAGTCCGCTACCCCATTTACACACATAGGCCGGATGATTCAGCGAACGCCGAGTCCAGCAACGGCGAAAAGGAGGCACGACCATGAGTGAGCCGTTGCCGCCGCTTGCTGGGACGCTTGGTTCCGCGGATGGTCACGCGGTAAGGTGGGCTACGCGGAGTAAGGGGCGTGCGCCGTTCCAAGAACCTCGATGGACCAAATGGCACGCTACCAGCGATGATTGCCAGACTCGGTGTGGGCTGCCTATCATAATAGCCACGTCCGCCGCATTCACTCCTGAAACCGATGATGAGAGCAGGGTGGATTGCCATGGCTGCTTGCAGCAGCTTAACGCTGAGCACTCCCACCCCGCGACAACCGATGATTGAAGCACTCCCCTGCGACCCGCGTTCGGCTGCATCCGCTGGTTATACGGCCTTGACTCCGCAGCAGCTAAAGGCGCGCGCGATAATCGCCGGAGACCTATATCGCGAGGGCCGGATCGAACGCACAGAATGCTTCCGCTTGGAGGTGGACTCTGCGGTAGGGAGAGACTCCGGCCCGGTGAAGTTCAAGGAGAACCGTGACTATGCCGAATGGCTGGAGGAAAACTCGTAATGGGAAGGCCGTATAACTACCAAGTCACCAATTCCGCCAACCCTAAACCTTGAATACTAAAATGGACAATAAAACAACGAATGATACCCCCGAAGCCCAAACTCCCGACTTGGCGGAATTGGGTGGACTGCCTGTTCGGATTCTTTGGGCCGACCAACTCCAATGTGAAAATATGTCGCTGCGTAACGAGAACGCCGCTCTGCGCGATGCGATAAATGCGTTGCGCGACTTCGTCGCTGGCAAAAGACACGATAACAGGAGCATTTCTGAAATTCTCAATGGGGCCATGGGTATTCCGAACGAACCAGTGGAGCTACCGCCGAATAGTGGCTCCAAATCCGAGAATGGCGTTGTCGGCGGTTAGCTCGCACGCCTTGTTCATCCTCTTCCGAATCACCAACCAAACACAAAAAAATGAGCAAATACGAAAACATAAATCCGATTGAAAAACTGCACGCCGGGGAGCCATATTTCTTCCTCCGTGCTCAAGACATGCACTCCAGCTACGCCGTGCGTCATTACGCCGAAGCTGTGGGAGTGCTCGACCCAAAAGCGAGAGCTGAATGTCTGGCTTTTGCTGCACGCATGGAGACATGGCAGAATGAAAACCCCGACAAAGTAAAACAGCCCGATTAGTCGGATGAACGCACCGATCACCGATCACTCACCCCTGACCACTCAAAACCATGAATAAAATTACGACTCCCCCGAAGCCAGAAACCTCGACCCCAGCCTCGACAGGTGAGGGATTTGGTGGATCGGATTGTTCGGCTGATTTGGCGATACTCAGGAAAGAATGCGAACATCGCATCGAAGTGTGCCGGGTAAATATCCTAGAAGCTGGGTTTGCTGTTCGGCACATGAGCCCGCGCCGCGCCGCCGAGCAACTGGATCAATGTGAGCATTACGCAAGGTTAGCGGCTTACGACGCTCGCGAACTGACACGTAGGCTTCTGCCGGACGCATGAGTGCTGGCACCGACATGAGCGCGAAAGACGCCGCCTTCACGCTGGACAGTGCCGCTCATGGCGGTTGTCCAGCCACGACTTGTTATGCCTCTTCTGAGTTGCCGAAAACCTCCGAATCCATGCTTGCTCTGATGGGCAAATACGCGCTTCCGCATGGCTACTGGTATTCGCCACGGGTGATGCTCTATCGTGGAGACTGCGAGGAAATCGCGCCTATGCTCAGTAAAGTGGTCGATGCTGTGATCTCTGATCCTCCTTATGGAATCGCGGTGAACACCCGCAACGCCACTCGCTCAAATACTCCACCACACTCAAGAACAGTCGTGGCATCCAAGAACTGGCAACCCGTGGAAGGTGACGATAAAGACTTCGATCCGGCGACGTGGTTAAAGTGGCAAAGGGTTGTCCTCTGGGGTGCGAATAACTACGCAAGCAGCCTGCCTGATTCACCGTCATGGCTCGCATGGAACAAGCGGACACCAGAAGGCTTCAAGAAGTCGCAAGTGGAACTCGCGTGGATGCGTGGCGCGGGGAAATGCTCCTATCACTTCGATCATCAATGGCACGGAGTATGCCGTGATTCTGAACAGGCCGAAGGAAGCCTCCATCCCACGCAAAAGCCGGTCGCGCTTATGGCATGGTGCATGGAAAAGGCGAAAGTTCCCGATGGCGGACTCGTCCTTGATCCGTTCATGGGGAGCGGAAGCACGGGCATTGCAGCCATCCGCACTGGACGGCGATTCATCGGCATCGAGAAAGATCCGATCCACTTCAAAACGGCGCTGGAACGCATCCAGCAAGAACTCGCCCAGGGGGATCTTTTTCTTGGGCATAACGCAAAGAGCACCTATGACGCCTGACACCGCCACCCCGCTGCAAATGGAGGCCCATAACGTCGCCCCCGCTCCGACTCTCAACGGGGCGGCATTAGGTGACTCGCCTTGTTGGACATCTTCTTGCGGGCGCGTGACGCTGTATCATGGTCGCTGGCAAGACCTGCTGCCGCTGCCTGTGGACGCTATAATCACAGATCAGCCTTACGGCACTGGATGGATACGCGGAGGCGGGAAAAAGGAAGGTGAGTTCAAGCGCAGGACGGAGAAAGCAGAATGGGACATCTTTGATGTGTCGTGGATGGAACGCGCTCCCGGCATCGTGGCGGCATTCTGCCCGACGCAAGGCGTATGGGAAATGTGCCTGCGGATGGAAACTCCCCACGTCCTGAAATACCTGAAAACGAATCCGGCACCATTCGGCGCGGATCGTGAGCCGATAGTTAGCAGCCGCCCGCTGAGTGGATCGTGGGAGAAGGAAGCCTACAACGGTGACAACCCGCTGCATCCATGCCAGAAGCCGCTGCCGCTCATGGGCTGGCTCATCCACGAACTGACCACGGAAGGCCAAACGGTCTGTGATCCGTTCATGGGAAGCGCAAGCACTGGAATCGCCTGCATCCGCGCAAACCGCCGCTTCGTGGGTATCGAACAAGACCAGACGCACTACGCCACGGCCCTCGCCCGAATCAAAACCGAACTCGGACAGGGGGATTTATTCTTGTCCAACGTTGAGTCCAGCAACGGCGAAAAGGAGGCCCGGCCATGAGTGAGACGTTGCCGCCGTTTGCTGCGACGTTTGGTTGTGCTTTTTGAAATCTCCGAATCACCATGAAAACATACAAACCAGAAAGCAGCTTCCAAGCTACCAGCGACGCATCGATGGTCTATAGCCTCCGACATACCGGATGGCAAAAAGGCAAGCAAGTGTGGTCCAATGATGTAGCCATATCAATCACCGCTCACCACCTGACGGACGAGGAGCGGGCCGACATCGCCCTAACCATTCAGGGCGCGATGAACGCAAAATATCTGCACAACGTCCGCGATCACCAGCAGCCGCTTGCTTCTGGCGCGGGGGATGCAGGCAACCATGCAAGCCAAGGGGAGGAGTCACGATGAAACTCCCCAGCAAGAAACGCAGCCCCCGTGCCAGAAGTGCCGCAGGCACGGCTGTTTGGTGGATCGCTCTGTTGGCTTTATTCCGTTGCCCGATAGTCACTGTAGTCAGGGATGATGAATATTGGACGCTCAAGGGAATAGAAGTGTTGCCTTGGACGCTACAAGCAGCGCGACAGCAATGGGAGCAACGGTGCAAAGAGCCACAAATGAATATCGGTGGATGGCGGGAGGTCGTATTCCTTTACGCGACTTGGCTTCTTCGGCTGCTAGGCTATAACTGTCTTTATGTTTGCGAGGAAGCGACTGCAACCACGCCGCATGGCTCTGGTGAACCGCCGTCTCCCCGTATAGTGCTACGACCCCAAGAGCAACAGAAACCGCCAGAAGAACAAGAGAATATTGTCGTAGTAGTGCGTGAAAAACATCTCCATCAATCGAGATACTTTCTTGCGGAGCCGATAATCCCAACATCCCAGCACACAGAACAGTTAGAAACTGAACAAATTTGTAGTGTGGCACTTCTGATGCCGAAAGACGCTTTAAGACAAACTCATCATACTGGGATTTTTCAGTCATAAAAATATGAGCCGCAACAAACGAAATATATCCTTAGCCAACACCAGCGTCAGCGGCCCCTGCCCGCCGCCGCAAGACTCAACTTCAAAATCCGTGTCCGGCGGGTAGGGGTTCGCTGCATGCATTTGTTAGACCCGTATTATTATGAAAATAAGAACTGAAATAATGAAAACCTTTATCGAGTGGAAGAAGGTTGGCCGGATGGTCCGAGTCGGACAAAAAGGCATCCGGCAATCTGACAATGTGGTCCGATTCAGCGAAGAACAAACTCAATCGCGGGAACCTTTAGGAAACCTGTATGACGACCTCGGACACGAATGCACAGACTATGACGGAGATGGGGTCTAACGCCCCGATCACCAATCCCGATGAAATCAATGAATAATATGGAAACTCAATCAGCAAGTCAGACGGCCGAACCAGCCAAAGCTCCGCAGGGTAGGGATTCGGTGGATCGGATTGTTAGGGTAGCTCCTGACGGCAGCTTGTGGCGCGTAATCCGGAACCACGGCGGAGAGGTGTTTGTGGAGCAATGGGTAGGTTATCTGCGCCGGTGGGATGCGCTCGGCGAACGAGGCAAACCCAACTGGATTAAAGACTTCAAAACTTGGGATAAGGGTCTTCGCGCACTGCGAAGAAGATGCCCTAACAGGTTGATATGATAAGCGCAGCACAAGCATTAATACTTAAATGACACGATACAAACGCATTAAGAATAAACTGCGAATTGAAGCCGGAAGGCGCGGGGGAGTCCGATCACAAGAGGTTCAAGCGGAGAAACGCATGGAGCTTCATCGCGGCGAACCTATTTACCCTGCCACCCCCAGATGGTCAATCGGCCTGAGGGACAACTGGTCAGGGGAAGAGGGAAGCTGGATTGTGTTTCGCTCCTTCCGGGATGCGATCCGCCGAATTACAATGGCTATGGCGAATTTAGAGGTTTCCCTCCGCAGATTATGAAAATCATCGTTGGCTCCGGCGGCCATGAAGTGCCGGGATGGAAGAGTACGGAAATCGACGAGATCGACATCACGAAACCGTTGCCGTTCGGAGACAATGAAATCGAAGCGATCTTTGCATCGCATGTGGTGGAACATATTTCTTCTCCTGATGCCATGCGGTTTTTTATGGAAAGTTACCGTGTGCTCATGCCCGGCGGGTGGCTCAGGCTTTCCGTTCCGATAATTGGTCCGCATCTTACGGTGGAGCATATTCTCGACCTGGCCATGAATCACGGGCACCTTTGCACGTATAACCCCAGCTTACTTAAGACATTGCTCTACGCCGCCGGATTTCCGAATGCGGATTTTGCGGAATTCGATCCCGATTTGGACCATCACCACAAAACGATTGGCGAGGAACTTGACCGCCTTGAAAGTTGCCGTATCATCGCTGTAAAATGACGCGCCTTGATCTCATTCGTTCCCTCAACCCGAAACGCGGGGCCGAGGTGGGCACGCTGGTAGGAGACTTCGCCTCCGAACTCCTCACGATCCCCAGTTTGGAAATGCTTCATGTGATTGACGCCTGGTATCATTTCCCCGGAGACTACGAGCGCGATCCTGCCAATGTGAACCAAGGCGGTCAGGATGCACGGCACCGCAATGTGCTCTTGCGCTTCGGGGATGAGATGCGGATTGATATTCACAAAGGCTTTTCAACAGAAGTGGCGAAATCCTTTGATGCCGCTTGCTTGGACTTCGCTTTTCTCGACGCGATGCACTCTTATTGTCCCGTCTATCGCGACCTTGTTGCTTGGGCGAGGGTGGCCAAGGTGTTGTTGGTTCACGATTATTTGGATACGGATGAGACTCGAAAAATGGGTTTCGATGTCATGGGGGCCGTGGCGGATTTTTGCAATAACAGCGGATGGAAAGTGGCCGCTGTCACCGATGAACCTTGGCCAACTGCCATGTTGGAGCAAACATGATCCCGCGCACTCTGCATTTTGTATGGATTGGCGGTGAGATTCTTCCGCTCAGTTATGAGAATATGGCCACCTTTGCGGCGATGAATCCGGGGTTTGCCATTTATATATGGGATGAATTGTCCATAGAAGACAGGCTTGGCTTGAGCGTGAAGCAACTTCGAGACCTTTTTCCTACTCCTGCCGGGGCCTCCAATGCTGTCCGGCTCAAAGCCCTTTTTCAATTCGGAGGGTTCTACTTTGACATGGATTTTCTGTGCCATGCACCGCTTGATCCGTTGCTGGATCACCGTGCCGTGGCAGCCTTCCAGGATGAGGGCCGCATTTGCAATGCCTTCATGGGCGCGGAGGCGGGGCATCCGTGGATTGCCTGGCAACTTGCGCGGATGGAGGATTGGGAAGGGCATGGCCCGGAGTGGGGCGTCTATAATGCCACCAATGCCCCGCGCGATGGCTTGACTATTATCCCGACAGAGCAGATTTACCCCTACCACTACACCACGCCGCTGGAAGACCGTGCCATCAAGCCCGGCACGCTGGCGGAGCATCAGTGGGAAGGAAGTTGGGTAACGAAAGAAGAAAAACTATGAACTACCTCCTTGGCTCCGGCTATTATCACCCCAACCCAGACGGGGATTTCTTTGTCAGGATTTGGAATGAGACGATTATCCGCTACGCAGACCCTTTGCCGGCGCAACGCATGATTCTGGCGGTGGGAAATTCGCGTCCGCTTGCATGGGGCGGGCTCTCTTCTCCTGTAATTACCACCGATGGCAATCTCGGCCACGTGGGCGCGTTGCTCTCCGGGGACAAGCCTCACGCTTTTTGCGGCTGGAGCGCGGCCTTCTGTTCCCTTGCCCTCATCGCTTACAACGCCGAGTTGGATTTCATCTTTCTGGAACAGGATTGCCTCGCTTGCGGCCCTTGGGTGAAGCGGATCTATGCCGACATGGGCGACGGCGATATGGTCTTTGGCCGCAAGATGGAAAGTGCCCCTTACATGCCATGCGCACAATCCCTCGTGCTGGTCCGGCATTCCTTCATCCCGGAAATGGTTTCATCTTATCTCGGCATGGGAACGGACAATGATGTGAACAACCTGCCGGAAATGAAGTTTCAACATCTTGAGGAGAAATTCGGCAACCGCATCCGTCGCCTCTCGTTCGGGTGCGACCGGGAGCGGCCAATCCCTTACGACGACGATGTTTTCTACGCGCAAAAATTAACCACAGAGGAAATCGAAACCCTCCAAGCGAAAGGCAAAATATGACAAACGAGCAAAAGCAAATCCTTCGGGATATGACCCCCGAAGCCCCCGCCAATGACCTAATTGGCTACATTGAGGATATAATTCTTGATGGCAAATCGAAGATGAGCGAGGAAGAGATTATCGCCATTAAGACCAAGGCAGAGTACTGGTTCATGGCCGCACTGAACAAGGGCTACATCATCGGTGCCGATCAGATCTATGAGATGGTCAGAAAGACGCTGGAAGTTGCCGACGAGCAGGCCGGGTAGTGCTCTCGATCTTCACTATCGTTCTCGATGGCCGGCCGTTTATTGAGCGGCACTTGCCCGTGTTCGATGCGCTCAAGATCCCTTGGCGGTGGGTGATCGTGGAGGGAGCGGCGCAAAACACGGGCTGCACGGCCTGGTGCAAGCCGCAGGATCCTCGCTTGAGTCTCGACGGCACGTCAGAATATCTCGATACGCTCAAATCCCACCCCAACATTACCGTAATCCAAAGCCCTTCATGGCCGGGGAAGCTGGCCATGATCAACGCCGCGCTGGCGCACATGGACTTTGCCGCCGGAGTGCTTATGGAGATCGACGCGGACGAGATTTGGACCGCGAGCCAACTGGAGGACATCGTTACCCTTTTCCGGGAACACCCCTACGCTGGCGAAATGCAGTTTGATTGCCGGTATTTCGTGGGGGCGGATATTGTGACGGTGGGGGAGAACTGCTACGGCAACAACCCTCGCGAGTGGCGGCGGGCGTGGCGTTGGCGGCGCGGGGCGACGTTCTCCTGCCATGAACCGCCGGTATTCGATCACAAGGGCGCAACGCTGGTAAATGAAGTCACGCGGCAATTTGGCCTCGTCTTTGACCACTACGCTTACGCGACCGAGGCCCAAGTCCGCTACAAGCAGGATTTCTACGGCTACCCCGGCGCGGTCGAGGGCTGGCGGCGATTGCAGGCCAATACCGATTGGCCGGTGAAGCTGCGGGATTTCCTGCCGTGGGTGGATGATCGCGCCAAAGCCACACGGATTTAAGTTGCTTTCCGCTCTCATCTGTTGCAAATAGCTTGCGATAATGCCAGAGCAGTCCACCAATCAGCATTTCAAACTGTTCACGACCCCGGACACCCGGAATATGCGGGTGGTGGAGGTCGTCAACACGCAGCTTCCTGGAGTCACGTATCCGACCGCAGTAGGCACAATCCATCCCAATTTAACGCTCTTTCCGGCCCATCGGCTTACGCTGGAGGCACCGATGGAGAACAAACCGGGCTGGGTGCGGCGCGTCTATGCCACGGCGGAACTTGGGGAGGACGCCTATAATTACCAGATCAAGTTTTCGGGCGAGAGCAACGCGCATCCGATCTACCTTCGGGCCTATCTGTATTTGCGCGTAGGCTACGCCCCGGTGGCGAAGGGAACGGTTGATCCTGTTTTTGGCGGGGCGATCCTTGTCGCCGAGGAGTTGCGGAATTCGGACGATGCCGATGTCAGCAATTCTTATATTGAAGTGATCCGTGCCTACGAGACTTTGCCGGGGCCGCCGCTGACCGGCAAAGTGCTGTCTTCGACACATGGCGGCGGTCTGCTGGATACGGTCTCGCAGAAGGTGCTGGCCGGAACAACCGTCGCGCCCGATTTCAAGACGGTTTCCGCTCAAGTTTCGCCCACAAGTTCCGTAGTATCGCAGCTTGAGACCGTTTCGCTGCCGCCCGGCGAGACCTGGCCGACGCTGACGGAATCCGAGTATGTCACGGAACTCGGTGTTTTCGTAAGTACGGAAAAAACGGTGGTGGCCATAGGGACGGTTACGCCTTCCATTCAGACCGTGGGTGGGTTTATCGTCGTGACGGAATTTAAGGACGTTGACCACCTTCGCACGATCAAGATCGTCAGCAAGTTCCCCTCATCCGCCATCGGGAGCACGCGCACTTTCCGCAAGAGCATTCAATACTCAATTCCCGATGAGATCCCCGTAACCCCCGCGATGATCAAGGCTGTGGCGGTGACGATGGCAACGCCACCATGGAAAGCATCGACCGGGCTGACCAATGAGGAATACAATGCCGCCGTCGCGCTCTACAACGAAAAATTGGTGACGGATGCGGAACTGGATTATGGAGTGGAGGAGGGGTATTCCGGGCCGTTTTCCGCCGAAGTCACGCGCACAATTTCACTGTCATCTGCCACGGAGGAAGCCTACCAATGGTTCCCCCGCACCGAAAACCGGAAGCTCCCGGTCAGTCTTGGAAACTCATCAGTAAGCCGTGCTCGCGGGAAGATCCTTCATTTTCAAACCCCCGCCGCAATTCATGGAGAGTGGGATATTCCCGTTGCGGATGTGTGGACGGTTACGGGGTCAAGACAATGGGTGTGGGACACGGGCGCAGGCGGGGTGAGAGGTGCCCTTGCGGCTGGATACCCAAAAGATTTTGCTGTGGGCGTAACTCTTCCGCCAGTGACTGCGGTGTGGTGGTCTTTCGCTCCGATTCTCAGCAAGTCCACTGTCAATTTCACCGCTGCCGCAACGACCCCCGCAGCGATTCCCCATGGCGAAAAAATTATCGTGGTGGTGAACTCCGAGCCGTGGAGATTCGGAGTTTTCATCAATGACGTTTACCGCATCACCGTGCCATGACGAGGGAAGAACGAGCGGAAAAAGAGTACCAGCGCGGGCGCGAGGCTGAGGCGCGGGGAAGAAACGACCTGGCCGAAGTCCGCTATGCCAGAGCCAGCAAAGCGGGCATAGATGTAGACAAGCGCAGGCAGGAGGAAGGCGTCCCACGCGACACCCCGAAAATCACGGGAGCCAAGTCCTCGTTGGATGACGACCGGGAGAGGGTATTGCAGGCACTGCGGGACGCCAAGCCGGCCGATGCCAATAAGCCCTTGCCCCGCACACCACCGGAGGGGACCGAGATTCCCTTGCCCAAGCGGCCCCCGGCCCCGGAACCCGTGAGAACCAGCGAGGCCACGATTGAAGAGATTGCCGATGAAGGGGGCGGGGGAGAGTCTCCAGCGAACGCGGGATATTGGTTCTCGGTGACGGATTGCGACGGGGTCACGATGGATGTTTGGAGGAAGAAATGAGCCGGGTTTCTTGGGTGGCGACTGGCAGCGCGACCAACCCGTGTTGCTGCGAGTGCTGCATGTATTCCGCAAACGCGTTTGCTACTGGGGTTTTTACGGTCGCGGATTTAATGGATGAAATAACTGTTTTTGACGGATTTTCCGGAACACCTTATGTGCTGCAAAAGCAAGACCCGCCCCTTGACTTGGGGTTTGGGCCAGTCGTTTACTATTTTGATGCAATCAGTGGAGTGTTTGCGTGGTTTGATGCATCGGGTCCAGTTTGGGACCTCACTGCGATTTCTTTGTCATCTTATACCTGCTTGTCGGGCGACGGGACATTCTATGCGCCAGAAGATGTATTTAGCGCAACCTACTCCGTTACCGGAACACTCACAGGCACAGTGACAAGGTCATCTACTTGCGTTTGGTCTGCAACTGGCATCACGCTGAAATTCAATTCCACAACCCAAAAGTGGAACGTGAACGGCAACGAGAAAAGCAGCGGGAATCAAAGCTCTCCAGTCGGCTCCTACGTTGGAGGGTTCACCGTCTCGTGACATCTTGCCCCCACCAATCCCAGCCTCCTGGCAAAGACACCGGACGCCGCCTTTGTGCCATCAACAACTTCAACGGAACCCCTTACCTCGGCCAATGCAATTCCTGCAACCAACAAAAACATTTCCGCGTGACCTTCCGCAAGAAGGGCTGCGCACCCTGCAAGCCGCAAACCCATACCTACTCCTAAACCCATGATCCAGACCTTCGCCCTCGCGCCCACCAACCCGATCCTCGCCACGCCCGCCACCGCCGGGGGATTTTACGCCCGCAGCGGGAACGCCGCCGACACGGGAGACCTTATCCTCACCGGCCCCGTCAGCGGAACCCCGACAGCCGAGACGCTCGCCCTCACCGGCCAGCGCGAACGCCTGTTTGCCGGGATCTTCTCAACTCTGAGCTTTGCGACCCTGAGCGCAGCCCAAGTGGGCACGGTCTCGATTTACGGCACCGGCACCGCTGGCAATGGGCGCGTCCTCGCCCTCACCCAGCCCGCCAACGACTCCACCCTCACCATTGGGCTAACCGGCTTCACCCAAGCCTACACCTTCAAAACCTCCCTCACCGGAGCGGCCTATGAAGTCCTGCGCGGAGCCGATGCCACGGCCAGCATGGTCAACCTGCGCCGAGCTATCCGCGATGGAGACGCCGTGCGAGGGGACGGCACCGGGGAAGGCACCCTCTACGGCACCGGCACCGCCGCGAACCCCTACCAAGACATCACCGCCATCAGCGGGACGATTCTCACCACCACAGACCTCATCGCGGGAGCCCGCTCGCTGGCCTGGTCCTACGCGCAATCGGCGGCCGCCTTTTCCCTGCAAGCCCCCATTGGCGGCACGGACGGCACTTTGCTGGCCTCGATCCAAGCGGGCAACACCATCGCCGCCAACGCCATCACGCTGGATGACGACGCCCTCACGGCGGAGCGCCTGCCCGCCCTGCTGGCCTTCACGAGCGACTGGATTCCGCTACAAGGCCGTGGAGCCTCGCTTTACCTCCAAAGTGAAAACGTCACCACTGCGATGGTGACGAGTTACGAAATTGCCACGGCGACCGGCTACCCGATTGCCGGAAGCGAAGCCATCGCCTCCATGGACAACAACGAACAGGTGATCAACATCCCCGAGCGGGCGAACTTCCTGCGCGTGAAAATCAATAACACCAACACCACTCCCTCGTCGGTCAACGCGAAAATCGTGGCGGGTTGAGGCAACTTTCGCCTTTACTATTGCAATCTGGTTGCAGTAAGGATAAAAGAAACCATGGCACTTCCCGATTCCGTTATTGCCGCACGAGCCCGACGCGACCTTCGCGCCAATGGCTACCGTCCGACCATCCAAGGGGTAAAAGCCAACGGGTCTTCCTCTATGGAGGTTGATCCTTTCGGCGGAACTTCGCTTTCGCAGCGCGTAAAACCCACGATGTCCGTTGACGCCCCTTCTTCCCCCCCGATGAGCCGACAGGCCGCTCCGGTTGCTATTTTTGACGGTCCCGCAATTTCACAGCGCACGACCCCAAACAATCTGGGGGGCGCCCTTCCTTATTCCACCGCGCAAAAGGAAGGCATGGGGAAATCTTTGGTGGATGGAGCCGCCCGGCCAGGATTTTCTGCTTTCAATCTTCCTCCGCCCCAGGGAAGCGATCCGATTCTCGATGGATTCGCTTCGATCTCCGGCAAACTGCCGAATACCGTGGCGAGCCCTCCAAAAAACTACCCGCCGGGGGGCAGGCCCCGATACATGTAAATGATGACTCTTGCCACAGCACGGGCGAAATTCGTCAACCAGGCGACGAAAACCGGCGATCCTTACGCGGTGGACGTGCTGGAGAACATCAATTCCGTGATGGAGAGATTTCAGACCATGGGGAAATGGAAGTCCTGCTTTGTCGAGATCGCTCTGACGGTTTATGATGGGGTGGTGACGCTGCCTCGGCACTGCCAAAGCATGATGTTTTACCGCAAGAACAATGCGCCCATCGCGATCAAAAACCAATGGTTTGAATGGTTGCAATTCGGGTTGGGCTTCCGCGAAGTGGACAAGTGCATGTCCTTCGCCTTCGATCAAGGCTCACGCTTCTGTTCCTTCCGGGATTTCGCTGCACCGCGCAAGCTGCGAGCCAAGGCGATGTCCGGGGACGACGCCACCATTGCCGTTGTCTTCCAAGGCACGACCGCTGATGGTCGCCGAGTCTATACCGATGAACCCCCAGCCACACACCCAGTCAACGGGGCGAAGGTGACACTTTCCGGCGGAGTGGGGACTACGACCGAACTCTTTGCCGCCTTTGAGGGATTTTCCAAGCCTGCCACGCATGACTATGTGGAAATCTGGACGGTCAATCCGGTTGATAGCAGCGATGAAACGCTCATCGCCCTCTACGAACCCGGCGAGATCGCCCCGCAATACCGCCGCTACAAGGTCGGCCCGCTCGAAGGGACAGACACCATGCACGCGATTTGTAAATTGCAATACGTGCCACTGGCCAGTGACATGGACATGCTTTTTCCGTCGAACACCGGCGCAATCAAAAACGGGCTCCTTGCCCTGAGTTTCGAGGATCAAGCCGAATTGGAAAGGTCCGATGGCTATTGGGCACGTGCCTTCGGCATCCTCAACAGCGAACTGGCCCAGGAACGCGGCGGAGCCAATGCCCCTGTGGTTTTTAATTTCGACGGTGGCCGACAACCTAAAATTGGAGCAATGATGTAATATGGCCGCAGGATTCTACATCGCCCCCGCCCGCCGCAGGGATGACTATTGGGAAAACCGGATGCGTCGAAGGTCGCCCGGAACGATCACGAAGATTGAGACGCCCGATGGCGAGGAACTTGTGACCCGCAACTCGAAGGGCGATAATGTTGCCCGCTCTGGCGAAGAGGGAGACGACCCCATTGCCCTTGCCGTTTCTCAGCTTGCCCGCGATAACGCCTTGCCGCCCACCGTGCCAATTACGGTGCGCCGGCCCGATGGCCTGCCGCCCTCGAACGAGAATACTTCTTTTGTTCGTGAACCTTTTCAACCTCTCAGCGGCAAGACCGCCCAGACGCCTTATGGGACGCTCTCCTCGCGCCCGCAGACCGAGGAGGAACGCCTTGCCCGTGAGTGGACCGAAAACGTGACGCGGCCCGCCAGCGTAAACGGGCGGCCCGCCCAGCGCGGAGAGGATAATATCGTGCCAACGCCTCCGCCAAATCCCGCTGTGGCCAATGCCAGCCGGGAGCAAGTGGAATTACTCGGCCGGATTTTTCAAAATCCCGATGCCCTCAACCCATTAACAGGTTCGCGCATGGGCGACGATCCGGCTTATCAGAAGTGGGCAGATGAGAATAACGTCAAAGAACCCGGCCAAGCCTTTGCTCAATTCCGCGACGACAAGGACGAAGAGGTAAGGGTCGCCGAATATCAAGCCGGTTTGCTGCGGAAGTTTTCCCAAGAATCCCGCGATGCCAGAACCGAAACCGCCGCAGGGCGGAGAGGCCAGGCTCCGCGCGAGCGGGTGACATCAACCGTCCGGCGCTCTCCCGCATTCATGGAGGCTCTCAACGACAAGACGCGCCAGGCCGCGCTGCGGCTGGATCGGATCCAGCGCGGCGAAACTGGCGATGAAGACCTTCTCCTCTCCGACATGCAGGATTTGCAGAACGCATCTCAAGGCGGAGCGTTCACGGCCAAGAACTCCCAACAGCTTGCAGAAACTCAGGAATTTGAGGATAATAAACGCAAGCTGGCGGATGATACCCAGATCCGCATGGATCAGGAGTCGCTTGGGGAAGCTCTATCCAAGGCCCGAACGCCCTTGGAGATTGAGGAAGCGATTCGCAATCATGGACTGGCCGTATCCAACGCAAAAGGCAAGGCGATGATTGATCCTTACCTCGACGAATTGAAAAAGCAAGATCCTGCGGCTATGCAGCACGCGCGGGATTTGCGTAAACAAGGTGAAGACCCCGGCAAAGCCATGGATCGAGGAAAATACTACGCGGAATATAAAGGTCGTCTGGATGAACTGCGAAAAGCGGGAGGATACGATGAGAATTACCTCGTCGAAAATGGCGTTCAAGATGCCAATGGCCGAATCGTTGACGGAACGAAGCTCGAAGGTCTCATCCAGCGGCAACAAACGATTACCAGTCAGGTCGATGCGCTGCAAAAGCGACTTCAATCTTCCCAAATTGTAGAAGAGGAAGAGACGCGCACCATCAACAAGATAAACGAATTGCAGAAGAACCGTTTCAAAGCTCCCGTTACTTCATTTACTATTCCCGCTGGTTCTCCAATTATGAAAGCGCCAGATGGCCCAGTAACGACGAGAGATGGTAAAAATTACATCAAAAATGGAAACACCCTTACCCCGGCTCCGTAATCTTTACGGAATGCTGGAGTAAATCTCTTTCCTGATTTTTTCAGCTTTGGCTTCGTAGGCTTCCCTCTCCGCACGATTATCTTTTACCGCCTGTATGCTGCGCCTGAACGCCTCTGCCTCCGCATCCTTTTTTTGCTGCTTGGCCATGGCGGCCAACTGGAGGGCAATCATTTGCTGCTGCGCAATGATTTCATCGGCCTGTTCGGAACTCACCGTTTTGACGGGAAGCACGACCATATATTGCTGGGCCGAGCAAAACGAGACGGAGAGAAGAAGCATTGCGAGGAGTAGGGATGTTCTCATGGCGGAAATATCCCGCTACTCTCTGTTCAAGTCAAGAGCGTTCTCTGTTGCATGATTATGTTGGCCCTCGTGAACCCAAGCCGCACGCCGCCGGGGGCTTTCCGCTATCAACAGCCGGAAACGGGGCATGACTTTCAATCCATATCGCACAGTGCCATCATGGATGAGATCGCAATTCACCGCGCGCGCAACTCCCTCGACCTCTCGCCAGGGTGGCAGGATCGCGTAGTCTCCGAGATGTGCGCACAAAATGGGTGGACCGGGGCCGTGTGCTTTGACCGCGAGGCGGATGCTTCTCGGGGCATCAGTTCCGGCGATGTGAAGAACTTCCTCAACGTGCTGGGAAACGTGCTGGCCTCTGGCGGTTCGCTGGTCGAGCAAGAGGAGGCCGAACGCCGGGCCGCCATTTGCACCGAGTGCCCGCAAAATATCGAAGTGCCGGGATGTTTGGGAATGTGCCCCGGCAGCGTAGCAAAGTTGCTTTTGCGCTTTGCGGCTGCCTTCCAGGGCCGAACCTTGCAAACTTCCCGCGATGCGGAACTAAAATCCTGCGGGGTCTGCGGGTGCGCCAATGCCGCCCAGGTCCATGTTTCGCTTGAGACCTTGGCGCGAGTGCGCGGGGATTTCGTGTTTCCCGCCCCCTGCTGGAAAAAACCGGAGTCAGAGTAATTTCGGCTTTTCTTCCGCGCCCGGCTACTGCAAGTTGATTGCAATATGTTCACGGAAATCTAAGGGATGGCCGACCGACGCCAGATCCTCGCCCCGGATGGCACCGTAGTCCCGCCGGGGCATACTCTCGCCTACGGCTTGGTGTGGCCGCCCGGATGGACCCCGGCCATGATCGAGATCGCGCTCTTCCGCAGTGCGCGGCAGAAAAACAAGCCTACGGCGATGGCTCTCCATTTCCGCAACTTCTCGGAAATCACGTGGGGACCGGGAAACAAAAACGTCAATTTTCAGTGGCATCCGTGGGCGGAACGGATGCTGAGTGCCGCCACCCGCACGAATTTTCTGGCCGTGGCGGGTTGCGCTGGCAGCGGGAAGAGTGCTTTTTACGGGGGCCTTTGGGCGACAGGCTCTTTTATCGCGAGCCCGACCAACACGCTTGTCATTGTGTGCTCGACCACGATCAAGGGCGCGGAGGGCCGGATTTGGGGATACATCCGCGATGCGTGGACCGGCTCGGCCTATGCGCAACCGGGCCGCCTGGTGGATTCCATGCATGTGATCTATCCCGTGGACGCGCACGGGGAAATTATCTCCAAGCGCATGGGGATCCATCTTATCGCGGCGGAAAAAGGCAAAGAGAAGGAGGCGGGGGAAAAATTGAAGGGGTTGCACGCGGAAAATGTGATCCTGATTCTTGACGAGTTGCCGCTTTTGAGCAAAGCCACCATCCGCACGGCCATCGCCAACCTTTCTCAGGCCCCGCATTTCCAGATCATCGGACTGGGAAACCCGGCTGACTACTTTGACCCGTTCAGCGAATTGGCGAAACCGAAAGACGGTTGGCAGGTTATCAACGTGAATAGCGAAGAGTGGGAGACGGAGCGTGGCCTCTGTCTGCATTTCGACGCGACGAAGAGCCCGAACATCCTTGCCAACAAGGTCATTTTCCCATTTTTGCCCACGCCGGCGCAGATGGAAACCGCTGCCGTGCGATGCGGGGGAGAAAATACCCTGGCCTTCTGGACGGAGTGGCGCGGGTTCTGGCCGCCGAGCGATGTCGCCAGCGGGATTTACTCCTCGTCGGAGATCGTGCTTTACGGAGCCGATAAGTCGGTGGCGGATGCGGATTGGGACGGCACGCCGATTTCTTTGTCAGGATTAGACCTTGGGCTGGTGAATGGCGGCGACCGCTGTGTCGCGTACTTCGCAAAATATGGACTGCTCAAGATCGGGAAAGTCTGCCTTTGCTTCGGTGACTACGTTTACATCAACGAGGATGTGCTGGATCAACGAAACCCTCGCGAAGTGCAAATCATAATGCGGTGGCGGCAGGAATGCGAAGCGCGGGGAGTGCTCCCGGCCAATGCAGGCTACGACGCATCCGGCGGCGGCATCCCCTACGGTGGCTTTATTGATCTCCTCTGGTCTCGCGACGTGCATAAGATTCGCTTTCACGAAACCCCCTCGTTGCTTCCCATTTCCGATACCGACCGCACCCCGGCCAAGGAACGCTATGTGAATCGCGTCACCGAATTATGGTTCTCGGGCAAATGGATGATCCGCAATGGGATCGTGCGCGGCATTGGGCCCGACCTGGCCGGGGAACTCTGCGAACGCCGCTACGAGGCCATGGGCAGCGGCGGAACCCTGCGCCTCAAGGCGGAATCGAAGGACGATATGAAGAAGCGCACCAATGGGAAGTCCCCGGACATCGGCGATGCCTTCGCCATTGTGATTGATCTTGTGCGAAAGAAATTCCGGTTCAATGCCAACCATGCCGGTCTCACCAAGCCGGGAGAGCTTTCCCACTGGAAGAAACATTCCATCATGCGGGATATTCCAGATGGGGGGTTTCGTTCGCCAGCGCAAGCGGGGCCGCACGTGCTCCGGGCGGCCTAAATATCAATTCTTGACAATCTTTCTTTGCGTAATGCAAATTCCTTGCAGTAAACAGAGAACAAAGGCATCTCTCTGTTCGCAAGAATGATCTACGTTTTCCCTGTATCCACATCGGACAGTTCACTCATTGATCCGCTCCATGCGGCCATCAAGCACCTTGGCGGAATGCAGGGGCGCAAGTGTGTGGCCATCGGCGACCAATCGGCCCGCGATGCGGTGGATTATTTGGCGGATCGCCTGGAAAACCTCAACGCGAAGGTGGAGAAACACATTTTCCCCTTCACGTGCGAAGATGGCTGGCCGCGCGCCTGCAATCGCTATTTCACGGTGGCCGCTGCCCTCATGGCCAAGCAAGACGAGCCTTTTTATTATTTTGAACTGGACAACACCCCGATCAAAGCGGGTTGGCTCGATAAAATCGAAGGGGAATACATGGCCGGTCTCGCGCGGGGCAAGCCGTTCATGGGGTATCTGGTGCCGCACCGCGTCAACCGCAATGGCGTATGGTCCGACGATGGCAATGTGATGAACGGCTCCGGCGTTTATCCCTCCCTCTATGGGCATGTGTCGCTCCTGATCCGCGAAGTGGCACGGCAAAGCGTTCCTTGGGACGTGTATATGCGATGGGAGATGGTGAACGATTGCAAGGATGCCAACGATTTTCTCTTATTTAACTGGCACTCAACCAATTACCGATGGAAGGATTGCCTTGATGAGGCAACGGGAGCCACCGCTCCCCGGCTGGTTTGCGATATTGATAAACGCCCCGGCGGCATCTTGCACAACGGGAAATCCGATCCGGTGGAGTCGCGGCATTTTATCGTGCATGGGTGCAAGGATGGCTCGCTCTCCCGCATGGTCGTGGCGGGGGAGATCGCCGCTCCACCGATTACCAGTTTTGAGGAAGTTTCCATTCCCGCCACCCCGGCGGCGGGTTGGGACTCCATCAAAGATGAATCATTGCAGGGTGGACAAGCCTGGTTAAGTCGCGAGTCCCATAAACTCGTCATCGAGGGTTCAAATCCCTCCCCTGCAACCAATTCAATCGCGAATGGTGCGCAGGGAGATCCTGCGACTCGGGGAAGAAAACCCCGGCATGAAACAAACCGATTGATCCCCGCTTCGGCCAAGAAAAAGAAAAAGCGCAAGCTGAACCTCTCCGAGGCTGAACGCGCCCGACGCTCCGAACACGCCCGCAAGATGACCGAGGCCCGGCAAAATAAGATCGTGAGGATGGCCGCATGAATTCGATTTTCGACGACATTTTTGTCGCATGTGATCCGCCGGATTCTCCGACCGATCCCAACACCAATCGGCGCGAGTGGCAGGTTGCCTATCTCACCGGGCTCTGGATGAAGCTCTTGGTGGCCGACAAGCAAAGCGCATCCAACCGCTCCGCCATCCAATCCCTCTTTGACAACGCGCCGCCCTACATCGAAGGATCCCGCCTCAACGAAGGGCTGGAATTCCTCGCCAATTTCAACCCCGGCGATGCCCGCGCGGCACTCAATGCCGCCATCTCGCCCTTCGTCGAAATGATGAAGGCCACGGAATTCCCTTTGCGCATCCGCACAAACTGGGGGTCCGATGGCCAGCGCAGCAACCACGAGGGGGTGATGTCGGAGGAGTGGGGCCGCGTCGTTCACGGCTGGTCCTACTGGAACTTCAACTTCCTGCACTTGTCCAATATCTTTGTCGGCCACGGAGTCGGCATCGCGTATTTTCTCGATGATCGCAACTGGCAATATCGCGCTTCTGGCATGGCGGACTTCAAAATCCCGCGCATGTCCTACGCCAACGAGGATGAAATCGAGATTGCCGTTTGCGCCCGCGCCTACCTGCCGCACCAACTGCGCGCCTACATCACGGGCACAAGCGTTGATCCTGGGTGGAATGTCGATGCCGTCGAAAGTGCCATCGCCGAAGCACTGAAAGGAGCGGATATGGGCTCCGACCTCAATCGGGAACTGAAACCCGAAATGCTGGCGGCGGAGATGAAAAACGGAGATCCCAGCCTGAGTTACGCGACCAACACGGTGATTCGATGCATCCATGCGTGGGGCCGCGAACCGGACGGCACCATCACCCAGCTTATCAGCCTGGAAAGCGGCACAAATAAGAATTTTCTCTACAAAAAAACGGGACGATTCAAGGCCATGGGTGATGCGTTTGTGTTTTTCACCCTCAATATCGGGATCAACGGCTATTACCATTCCGTGCGCGGGCTGGGGGAACAGATTTACAATCTGGCAATGGAACTCGCCCGGATGGAGTGCCGAGCCAGCGACAACGCCAAGGTGGCATCCAGCCTGCTTTTCCAATCTTTAGAAGAGGGCGCATTCACCGAGGCCGCCATTAACTTTATCGGCCCGTGCGGTCAACTGCATAAGGATGCGCAGATCGTGGCCTATGAATTCCCGGACGCGACCAAAACCATCTTCCCCGTGCTGAATGAACAGCGCACGCTTTTGCAAAACCACATTGGTCAGTATGCCGGGCCGGTCAGTTTCAACGACAGCCGGGTGCAAACGAAGTTCGAGGTAAAAGCCCGCATGGGCGAGAGTGCCAGCGTGAGCGCGACCTCCAGCACGCTTTTTTACGAGTCGCTGCAAAAACTCTTGCGGCAAATGCTGCGGCGATTCATTCGTCCTGACTACCGAGCGGACGAGCCGGGGGGCAAGGAAGTCTTCGATTTTGTTCGTCGGTGCATCAAGCGGGGGGTGCCGCTCGAAGCGATCCGGCGCATTGATGTTTCCCGCTGCGAAGTGGTCCGCGCCTTCGGGGGAGGAAGTTCCGCCGAGCAACAGCTCATCTGGGATTCCGTCAAGGAACTCATCCCCTCCATGCCCGCCGCCGGGCGCTATAAAGCTGCGCGCAATTATCTCGCATCCCTCATTGGCTACGACGCCACCGAGGAATACATGCCGAAACTTCCTGATCAAAGCGCAACCGGAGACGAGCAAATCGCCAACGTGGAAAACACCCAGCTTGCCAACGGGGCCGCCATCCCGGTCTTGCCCACGGCACTGCACGCCGCCCAGGCCCCCATTCACCTTGAGCAGATTCAGCAAATGCGACAGGCCATCGAGCAGGAAGAATCCCTCTTGGCGCAAATCTTTCCCGGCTTCATGGCCACACTGGAACACACCACCTTGCATGTGGAATACCTCAGTGCCGATCCTTTCTATGCGAAGGAAAGCGCGGAATACCGGAAGATTTTGCAGGAGGCCCAGGAAATCGCCAACAACGGGGCGAAGGAACTCCAGCGAGCCGACGAGAAGGCCGCCATGGAAGCGCAACAAGGCGGAGACGCCGCTCCCGAGGCGCAAATCAATCCGCAAGTGCTGGCGCGGGTCGAGGAAAACCGCATGAAGCTCGACGCGGCGGAACAATCCCACCAGCAAGCCCTGCGGCACCGCGAGGATAAATTCAAGCAGGAGCGATCCATCGCCGACGCCACCGCCGCAGCCAAGATGCTACGCGATCCCACCTAATTTATGATGACCGATCAAGACGTTTGGTATGCCAACGGCAAGGACAAACAACTCGCCGAAGCCCTGGCCAACCCTGTTCTACAAAAAGCCCTCGCCATGCTGATGATGGCAGGGATCCCCAGCGGACGCACCAGCGGAGATGTTCCCAAGGAAGCTCTGGATGGCGCATGGGGGAAGGGGTATTTCGCTTTTTATCTCGGCCTGCACGCGCTGGCCGCACAGCGGCCCGAACCCGTGCAAGCCAGAAAATCGCGGGAACTCGTCCGCGACGACCTCCCCCCCGTCATTCCCCCTAACTCTTAATTCTCAAATCCTATGGACCTATCAAACATCCCCGAAACTGCGCCTACCGAACCCCAACCATCCACAGAGGGGCCGGTGACAGACATCGCCATCTCTGAGCCGGTCGCGGACGATACCCGCAACTTCATGGAGACCTTCATCGAGGATGCGGGCAGCCAGATGAATACCGGCGAGCCCAAATCTCCGGTGCAAAAGGACGCTGCCGTGGAAAAGAAACCCGGCGAGGGCGAAGCTGCCCCCGACAAAGAGGAAAAGCCGTCCGGCCAGGAAGATAAAGCCAAGCCGGCCGATGTGCTGGAAAAGACGCCGCCCAAAGGCATGAGCAAGGAAGCATCGAGGGTTTTTCACGAACTCAAGGATGAATTGCGCCAGGCCCGCAAACAAACCTCCGTCTTCGACGCGGAAAAGGCTTCTCTGACGGCCCGGATCACCGAACTGGAATCCACCACCGGCGATGCGGCCAAGTTGCGCGAAGACCTCACCGCGCGTGAGGAAAAGCTCTCGGAACAAGCCGCCGCCATCCAGTTGATCCGGCTGGAAAGCTCTGAACTCTGGAAAAGCGAGGTCGCCGCCCCCATGCAATCCGTGGTTGCCGCAACAATCGCCTTGGCCAAGGAATACGCCGACGTTCCCGAGGGTGAATTGCTTTCCGCCATCACCACCAATAACAAGCGCAAGCTGGATGAACTGCTGTCCGACATCCCGGAGTATGATCGTTTCGAGGCGCATACCCTGCGCAAGAAATACTCCGACATCGTAGCCCATCGCGACGAATTGCAGAAAAGCGGTTCCGAACGCCTCACCCGCCTTCGCAGCGAGGAGCAACAGCGCGAACATGCCGAGATCGAACAGGACCGCCGCGAGCGCACCCGCCAGATCGAAACCACCATTCCCGCCGTGGAAAAAAACATCTCCCGATTCCTCGAAACCGATGCGGACAAACAGCGCATGAGCAAGGCCATGGAGATTGCCAAGTCCGACAGTCTGAACTCATACCCCGCCCACGTGCAGGCCGGGGCCGTGATGGCCGTGGCCGCTCTCCCGATCCTCATCCGCCGTCTGGATGCGCAATCCGCTCAAATTACCCAACTGAATACCGACATCGCAGGCTATCGCAAAAGCGACCCCGGCGCGGGCGGGGGCGGCCAGCAAAGTGTTGATGAAAACAGTTCATCTTTCGATAGCGGAGACACTTTTGAGAGTGCCTTGGTGAAGTCCATTGCCGCCGGAAACGCCTCCCGATAATAATTCAAAATTTATCTTGCGTTATTGCAAGTCACATGCGATAAGCAAATCGGAGGTTGGCTGACACCTCGGGCGAAAGCCCAAAAGACATCCGGTTCCGGTCTCGGTTCCTCATACCGATTCGAGCAAGCGGCCAGTCGCTCCGGCCACTAACGCGGAAACTATTCCGCACAAAAAAACCTCGAATCGGCACAACCCGGAAGTGCCACGGCCCTTGAAAAGCCAAAACCCGCAAGGGACTCCGGAAAATCAACATGGCTTACAATCTCAATCCAACTCTGGTTTCCCTTACCGGAATGATCAGCAAGGACTTTTACCGGGAAAAAATCCGGTTCTCCAAATGGCTTTCTCTCATCCCTCGCGGGACGTGGGAAGACGAAGTCGGGTATTCCTATTCGGCGCTGCTTTTCAATCGCAGCTTTCCAACAGCGAATCCCACCTGGACCCGCATGGCGGCTCCTACTGGCAGCGGAAGCGGCACTTGCACCCCAACTCAGCTTGAGCTGACGACCGGCAGCACGACCCGCAGCATCGGCCTCGACATCATTGATGTGAAGTCCGAGGCGTTCTGTTCTCAGTTGATGCGATTCAACTACGAGATCAAGAAACAACTCTCGAACATCGTCGAGGGCTTCAAGGACAACATGAAGTTCGTTCTGGAGTCGAAGTATCAGGACGATTACACGAATACCACTGAGAACAAGCGCATCGCAAACAGCACCTTCTCGGCTGGCACTTCCAGCTTCCCCCTCACCGTGCCGACCAGCCCGGTGACTTTCGGAATGCTGAATGTGGTTCGCCAGGAACTCATCATCGCCGGCGCGGGTGAAGGTTCCTTCGGCATGGAAAACGGAGGCCCTGTCTTTATGGCCCTCGGTTCCATGGCTTCCATCGAAAACATCCTGCACAACAACCCCGACATCGTCGCCGACCTGCATTTCTCCAGCAAAGCGGATGACAACATTCGCGCCCTTGGGGTGGATCGCAGCTATCGCGGCTGGTATTTCGCGGCCATTGACTATCCCGCCCGCTGGGATTTCGCCGATGGTGCCTGGGTGCGTCGGTGGCCTTGGGCTGTCGATAGTCTTGCCACCTTTGGCGTCTCGACCAGCGTTGCCACCGCGTATAACGACGCGGACTACGAGGACTTCTACATCATCCCGAACAAACGGGTGATGGAAGAACTCGTGCCAAAACCGATCAGCAGCTTCGGCAGCGGAACGGTCTGGAAGCCCGAAACCTTCGTTGCGGACGTAAACTGGAAGGTGATCCTCGACGAGGCAACCAACCCTTACGGTCGTATCGGTCGCTATTGGGGCAGCCTGGCCTTGGCCGCTGCGCCGATCCAGCCCCGCTTCGGCTACGTCATCCGCGCCAAACGCTGCGGTCTCGACCTCGGGCTCTCGACCTGCCCGACCTACAGCTACCCGTAAGCGGTTTCATTCATACCCGCCCGCCGGGGCGTAAAATCTCCGGCGGGCGCAATGAGCGAAAACTCTAACGAAAGGAAACTTATGGACGACAAACTGATTTTAGGAATGGCCGCTCCAGCCCTCGCTGGCGGCTTCATGCTCCCGGAGGGCTTTACCATCCCGGACGACACCAAAGAAGGCGATACCTTCGAGGCCCTCGTGACCCTCAAACTTGGATCCGGCGGAATGGCGATGCCTACCGCCGTGGATGGCATCCCGGTTTCAGCCGAAGCGGAAGACGATGAGATTCCCGACGACGAGGCGGACGAGGCCATGCCCTTTGCGGATCGCGTGGAAAGCCGGATGCGCCCCATGAATCCCGACGAGGCTCCGGTTCAACAGGGAGATTATTAACGTGTCATGTCGCTGTATCCAGAAGGAACGGCAGCATCAACAGGGGATAGTTTACTGCGAACTTTCAGAAAACTCCTCGAACGGGCAATTGAACTTTACGGAGACAATATGACTTCCCCTTTTCCCGAAGGAGTAACCCCCAGCACCGGCGACAATCTTGAGCGCACTGCGATCAAGCTACTGAGTGTGCTTAATGGATCCACCCTTACCGCAGCAGGCTTTGCCTCGCTTGATCTATCATTGCTCCCGACATCAGACCCCGGCGGCGGCAAACCTTGGCGCAATGGCGGTTTGATGCAAGTCGGCCCATAAACAATCTCATGAAAAAACTACTCAGCATTTTCTGTCTTCTTCCGGCTTTCGCATTTGCGGCCAGCCCTACTCTTGGGCCTGGCGGTGCATGGGGCACCCCAACAATCACCAGCGGCACGCTGCAAGGCACCACGGTCAACACCGGCACAATCAGCGGCGGGGCGTTTGTCGGCGACGGCTCGGGGCTCACTAGCGTCGGGGTAGTCACTGCCGATGGCGGGGGGAAATTGGGAACCAGCGCAAGCGCAACCACTGGCGGAGCCGTGGGGTATAACGCAATCGCAACCGCTGGCGGGTCCGTGGGAAGCGACGCAAGCGCAACCACTGGCGGAGCCGTGGGGCAGAGCGCATCCGCAACCACTGGTGGAGCCGTGGGGCAGAGCGCATCCGCAACCACTGGATTTGCTGGCGGCGTAGGAGCCATCGCGGACGCTGGCGGCGTCAACTTTTCCAGCAACGGCATCAGCAGCACCTATTCCGGCAGCGGCATTGCCATCAACGCCATCGAACTCGCTAGCTCTAACGGCGCAATCCCGCCATCACGCACGGCGCAGCGGACGACATTTTCCAACACGACTGCGACAATCTCCGCAGGGACGGCTTATCTCGGCCAGACGGGCACGATGTCCGCGTCGAGGGTCGTCAACGTGCCGCTGGCTAACTCAGTGCCCGCAGGCTACCAGCTGGTCATCGCGGACGAGAGCGGCACCGTGACCAACGCCAACACGGTGGTCCTGACCCGCGCAGGGTCCGATTTGCTTAACAACGCGACCACGGAGGCGATGGCGTCCGCCTACACCCACCGTCGGTTGATTTCCAACGGCACCAACGCATGGCTATTTGACGCGGGCGTTGCGCGGCTCGGCGCGGCAAGCAACACCTTTTCTGGCAATCAGGTTGTCAACGGCAACGCCACATTCGGCGATGCGGCGGCGGATGAGTTTGTCGTAGCCGATGACGACCCGCGATTTTCCAACCTAACGGCGGCAACTTTCGTCGCGGCTGCCGATGCCACGCTTGCCGTAAACGGGTTGGTAATGACTAACCACATTCTAAGGCGACTCAGTGAGTCAAGCCCCGTCGTGGCGGGGGAATTTTCCTACACATTTGCCGGATCAGGAGCCAGTTTTCTCAGTGCAAGAATTGTCGATCTGCGCACCGGGAACACAGCGAGTTCGCTCGCCGCCGCGAGAACTCCCCACACTGGCCAAAGCGCATACATGAACGGCGTTGCATCTAATACTAGCATGAATTGGGCCGTGCCTGTTGCGTTCAGCTTCCGCGTGCATTGCTTTGACTTATCAGCAGACTCTGTGCTGCGGTGCTATCTGGGGCGGACGATTAGTTCCACGACAGATGGAGATTCTAGCACTCGTGCTATCGGCATCCGCATGATCGGTCGCCGCCTTTGGCTGGAGCGGCACGACGGCACAACCCTTGCCTCCACGGACACCGGGTATGATTTCCCTAACGTCACGGGAGCGACGATCGGGGTGGCAGTATTGTCTGACGGTGCTGGAAATGTGTCGCTTAACGTAAACGGTGCCCTCATTACATCGGTCACCGGAGGTCCAACCACCGCATCAAATGCCTCCGAAGCAGGAATCTGGATGGCGGCATCAAATCCCTCCACAGACGGATTATCCGTCATTATCGGAGGCATCGTCGTTACTTATTAAAATTTATCATGAAAAAACTAATCCTCATCCTCGCGGCCTGCGTGGTCGCGCTCACCCCGCAAATCAACGCTCAATCCATCCTCACGGATTCCGCGTTATCTCCTGCTGAGACTCGGGCGGTGGCGATCCAAGACAACGCGCAATCGTTTCGGGACTCGATCATCGGCGAGATGCGTCACGCGGTCGGATTGTGGAGCGGAAGCTACGAAGAAAATCTGGCAACCGTCACCGCTCTCGGGCCGACGAAGACCGCCCAAAGTTTCGCGCTCTTTACGGGATTCGCGGGCGGCGTCAGGGCACTGCTCGTCAGCTTTGGTGATACCTCAGCCGTGGCGCAAGTGGACGCGTTACTCGCGCAAGTCCCAGCCCACACCACGGACGCCAACGGGATCATCACACTGACCGCGCCAACGCCTGAGCCTGAGCCCTAATGAGATTCCTCACCGCCATATTCTGCATCGGCCTCGCGTCCTGCGCGAATACCATCCAGCTTCCCAACGGCTGCGTCGTGGATGCGCTGTCGCACAAATACAGCGTGAGCGCCAAAGCGCAACTTGCGGGCAAGGCGGCGTTCAACGAGGTGCTGCTGGTGAGCTTCACGGACTCAAAATCCGGCCACGCGCTTTCCGTTTTCTCCGAAGGCATTAACCTTTGGGGTTACGATTATCTCCGCTCTTCGTGGGTGGTCTGGAAAAATTACACGGTGCCCCCCAGCGTAAATCAAGTCGCGTGGCGCATCTACCCTGCATATAGGGTCAAGCAAGCGCAGTGGCTCTAAAATACGATGAACATCACCGACGTTACCGAACTAACCACATTCGCCGCAGGGCAATCTGACCGATGGATGTTCGTGGCCTTGCTCGTAATCGGGATGGTCGTTGCCCTTACGTCTGGAGTTTGGATGACTCGATATTTTACGGCCGAACTCAAGGCGGCGCGGCTGGAGTTCCAGCAGTTGTCAAAAATTTTTAACGCGCACTTGCTTGAATCAAACAAGGAGCTTGCTTCGCTTATCGCAAAAAACACCGACGCCATGAACCGCGTCACATCAAAACTATGAAAACCCTGCTCCTCAAACTCCTTGGAATTTCCCAACCATTGCTGGATTTCTTCATGCCGCTTTTAACGCGGCAAATTGGCGACTCCTTATCTCGCCTGTTGCCGATTGCGCTGGAAATTGTGGCTGAACTGGCAACAAAAAAAAATTTGACCAATGCGGAAAAGCGGGCCGCAGCCGTGAACCGGCTCACCTCAGAAATCAAGGTCGAAGGCATTGCGGCAACCAACTCACTCATTAATTTTGCCATTGAAGCCGCAGTGCAGAAGCTAAAATCGAAATGAATCCAGTACCCATGAAAACGCCGCAGCCGATCCTGTATATCGTCGTGGCAACCGCGTCTCTCCTTGCGCTTGGAACGTCCGGCACGATTTGCTGGCTGACCTTGCAGGGCGTGGATGTTTCGCCCGCGTTTCAGGCGACAGAACGCATCTTCATTGCGGCATCGTCCTTTATGTTTGGGATGCTGGCAAATACGAGGTCGGCCGAAGCTAACCAAGACCACGTGCAAGAAACTTCCACGGAGACGATTCAGCGAAAATCTCCTGTCACAGACGAAGATTTGAAATGAAATGGCTCTTTAACAAATCTCTGTCGTGGATCGTGCAGGCGGGTTTCCGCAAGTTGCCTCCTGACATCCAAGACGAAGTTCGTAAAGCCATTAATGACACTTACCCAGATGGAGAAATCCGAAAGGCCGTTGCGGTCTTGAACAAGCGCGGAACGCCGATAGTCCCACACGACGCATAATTATGACCGCTCCACAAAAGAACTTTCTCGCCGCCGTGCGAGAATCTTTGCTGCCCATTATCGCGGGCGCGATCTGCACTTTTACCGGATGCGCATCATTCCAAAGCGGCCCGGTCTTTTACGAGCCTGTCACCAAGATCGACAAGAACGGAAACGCCAGCGTCAAAATGGAAAAGGTTCTGGCCCTGGACGCCGACATTGAGGGCGACCGCATTGAGATCAAGACTCCCTCGACTTCCCTCATTGTTACGGCTCCGGTAGGCGTTTACACCGAAAGGGTAATACTCAATCGCAAGGGCGATGCCGTTCTCGGAACTGAGAGGATTCCCGCCCTCGCACGCATCGGAACCTCTCCGGTTATCAGCTCCAAGGGCACCGCCTTTCGGGAAGGGGCTGGGGCCATCGGCCAAACTATCGCTACGAGCGTGGCGGCTTCTGTCCTCGCCCCAATAGGAGGCAGCGCCATAGGAGTAATCAAATGACGGCACCAAGCGGCAGCAGGATCGCATCGTTTATGTTGGCCTGCGCCATGTTCGCGGTGATCTGTTTTTGCCTGCGCTCCTGCCAAGGCCAGATTGATTACCACCGGCCTGTCGGGGCCATCCCGGAGGCATACAGATGACCAAGGATCAAATCCGCGCCGCACTGGTCAAGATTGCCGCCGGGGAGGTCGGTCAGCGCGAGCAGGGCGGAAACAATAAGGGCGAAAGGGTGAGGCTCTACCAGTCAGCAACATGGCTGCATCCCGACGCCTGGCCGTGGTGCGCCGCGTTTGTTTGCTGGGCAATCAAGGGATGGCTCAAGGTGCCTGGCGTGGCGGAAGGCATGAGCTTAACCCGCCCGGAAAGCTGGCGTCCAAAAACGGCCGGCGCGTTTGATTATGCTCGCTGGGCGCGGGAAAAGAATTTGCTGGTCCTGCCGGAAAGCGCGGAAGTGTTTCCGGGCGACATCGTAATTTATGATTTTTCGCACATCGGAATTATCACGGACCGGGCCATTGCGCGGTCGGTTTATATCGAGGCCATCGAGGGCAACACCAACGGCAAGGGCGACCGAGATTCAACCTCTGGCGATGGCGTCTGGAGGAAGACGCGGGCAAGGGGACTCGCCAAGCAGTTCATCCGCCTGGTGTAACCCCCATGAGCCGCCTTTCCAAAGAGAATGACAAGATTCTGACCTTCTGGGAGCGGTGGACGGAAGACTCCAGCCGCGTCACCAACGTCGTGCAGCGCGTCACCGTAGATGGCGTCTCCGTGCAGCTCTCGGCGGTGATCCATGCGGCCGGCCTGGAATTTAGAAAAGCCAAACTGCGCGAAGCAAAAGAGCGATTCGGGCAGGACGACGAGGCGTAGATTCTTCTGGGGGAGGACATCGTATGGCTGCCCCTTGCCGATATGATTGCGGGGCTTTGAAAAACCCCCTGCTACTTCTTGACGGCCTTCTGGATCTTGCGCTTGCCTCGGTCCTTGAGTGCTTCGCATTCTGCTTGCGCTTTATCGCTTGCCTCTTGGATCAAATCACAAACCATCGCGGAGAATGATTGCCGGTTCTTTTTGGAAAGAGCCTTTCCGGCCAGGCGAATATCTGGAGACATCGAAACGCCAATGCCCTTCATTTTCTCGCAAGCTGTCTTTTTTAGGATTCATGTCAATCTTTTAATGTTATTTATCAATAATTGTCAACATTTGCTTTTATGAATCTTTTTTATTGTAGCCTTATCAAGTGTTGATAATGTCTAGGAAATGGCTAGAAAGAAGATCCCTGCAACGAAAAAAATCACGGTAGCTGGCGTATCGTTTCCTCCCGAAATCTTGAAGCAGGGGAAGCAACTCGCTTTTCAGAGCGGAGTTTCCTTTTCAAAAATGGTTTCGGATTTAGTGCGCGTAAGGCTGGAACTGGAGGCCGCAAAATGAAACCTGCCGGACTCCACGCCACGCTGACAAAGCTGGCCCCAAAATTTACCAAAGCCAGCGAATGGCCAATCTCAAAACGCAAATGAGCCCGCTTTTCATTCTCTTCGGCTTGCTGGCCATCGCGATCTACGGGGCGGCCGGATGCGAACGTGCCCGATGCAATGCGCAATGGCGCAAATGGAACGACAACTATCGCGACGGTGACGCGCCTGACGGCATGGACCGGAGCGGATTCACCGCATCGGACAGAAAGAAATTCAATTTATGAACGATCCCTACATCATTGCGGCGGGGATCGGTGCCTGCATCGGCGGCGCCATCGCCACTTTTATCATGCTGCTTATCTGGTGGCGCGTAGAGGATAGCTACATCGAATCGGTGGACCTGCACCGCTTCATAGCGATGCAGGCTTACCGCGAAAAGCGAACTGCGCAGCATGAATGCGCCGACCTCATTGAGGAAAACGACCGCCTCTTTCAAATGCTCAACGGCACGGGCGATGATAGTGACGCCGCTTTCGCCCGCGCCAGGGACTACGCCAACAGCCCGTTTTTCAAACCCCGCGAGTAATTTCCCAAGACCCTACTAAGGATGTCCACCCCCAAGAATCACCCAAATAACCAACCAAATAACCTAGTATGAGCTTCGTCTGTGAAATTCTAAAAGCTGTCCCTGGATATGAGGGCCGTTATGAAGTGTCTAACCTGGGTTACGTTCGTAGTATTTCCCGATACACAGGGCACCAGAACATCCGTGGTCGGAAGCTCAAAGGGTTTCACAACAATGCAGGCTACCTGCATGTGAATCTCTGGATCAGCAACGTCTCCCATAAAGACTCAGTTCATCGATTAGTCTGCACTGCGTTCAATGGGACAACGGAAATACAACGCCCCGAAGTGAACCACAAAGACGGTAATAAGAATAATAATGCCGCTAGCAATCTGGAGTGGATCACCAGAAAGGAAAATCAACTCCATGCGGCAGATTTGAATTTGAAGCCCCACGGAGAAAGTTCCCACCTTGCGAAATTGACACTTGATCAAGTAGTTGAAATCCGAGGGCTCAAAGGAACAGCACCACAAAAAACCATCGGGGCAGCCTTTGGAGTATCTCAAACCTGCATTTCCAAAATCTTCCGCAATCAAAAGTGGAGGAACAACTAACCAAAAAAACACATGAATGAACAAACCACTGAACTGATAATCCATCCCGCACGCCCGACGTCCTCTGGACAAATGACCGCATTTTCTTCTGAGAATGCCTTCGAAGCGGCGCAACGAATGGCAAAAGCCCTATGCTCTTCAAATCTGGTCCCGGAATCTTTTCGCGGCCCTAACAATATCGGCAGCGTCCTCATTGCGCTGGAAATCTCTCAGCGACTTGGGGCATCCCCGCTGATGATTATGCAAAACCTGAATGTCATCCACGGTCGCCCGTCTTGGTCGTCTCAGTTCATTATTGCTGCGCTCAATAGCTGCGGACGATTCAGTCCTCTGCGATATGAAATGACAGGAGAAGGAGACAACCGGACGTGCATTGCTTGGGTTGTTGACCTCGCCGCCGGAGAACGGCTTGACGGTCCCCCTGTCTCAATCGCAATAGCCAAAAAAGAAGGCTGGTTCCAAAAGAGCGGATCCAAATGGCAAACCATGCCGGAACTGATGCTTCGCTATCGCGCGGCAGCATTCTTTGGACGCCTCTATGCTCCAGATATTTTGATGGGAATGCAGTCGGATGATGAAGTCTTGGATGTTGGCCCACCAAAACACCGCACAGCTATTGCGTCGGCTTCGATCCCAACTATCGAAGTGCAAGAAGTGCAGGCATTGCCTGCGCCACCGCTGACGGGTGGAGAAGGCATTCCAAGTGCGCAAACTGCACCCGAGGTTGAGACCAAAGCAGCCCAATCCACTGGAGCCGTAGCCGTCAAACCCGCAGTTCCCGCCGAAAAGGCAGCCAAGGCCAAGGTGCTGGAGAAAAAGCCCGCCGCGAAAAAAGAGCCTGAGCCTGAGCCCGAAGCCCTCTCCGAAATCGCCGCCAAGGGGAAAAAGATGGTGGAGGACGCAGGGCACACCGTAGCGGACTTCATTCGCGCGGCCCAGGCCAACGACTGGCTTGCCAAGGAATTCGACCCCGACACCACGAGCATTGCCGCCTTCGGCGACGAAAACCTCGTAGAATACACCAGCGATCAAAACTGGCAGACTGTCGTTGACGAAATGAAACTCATCGTGGACGCCGCCAAATGAGTGCCATCGTCGTAAAAAATATAGATAATGTCCTCCCCTCTTGTACGGCGGAGTACGAGCTACTCAAGGCACAAGCTTTGGTAGTCTGCCGCGCTGTGGTGGCCGTAACAGAGGCCGAGTCGCAGCAGATAGCCGTGTCCGCCGTGGGCAAGATTAAGGGATTGCTGAAAATGGTGGAAACCAGCCGAGTGGACGTAAAGGCCCCCGTGCTGAAACTCTGCAAGGACATTGACGCCTTCGCAAAAGCCCTCGTTGCCGAATTGGAGGAAGAGGCGGGGCGCATCGAGAAAACACTGATCCGGCCCTACGTGCAGGTTGAGCAGGAGAAGGCGGCAGCCCGCCAGCGACTGGCCGACGATCTGGCGCGCAAGCAGCGCGAGAAAGCCGAGGCACAGGCCAGAGAGGCAGAGGCCGAACGCCAACGGTTCTTGCGGGAGGCGCAGGCCGCCACCAGCGCAGCCGAGGCGCAAGCCCTCGCCGCCGCCGCCCAAGCCAAGGCGGAGGAAGCCGCCGCCGCAACCGAGCGGATGGAAAACACTCAGGCCCGCGTCGTAGCGGCACCAGCCAAAGCCGCTGGCATGACCGTGCGCAAGGTCTGGCGGTTTGAGGTGACGGACATCGCAGCCCTTTATAAGGCGCGTCCATCGCTCTGTGTGCTCCAAGAAAGCGCAAGCGCAATCAACGCCGAGATGCGGGGAGGGATGCGCCAATGCGCAGGACTCCGCATCTGGGAAGAAGTGGGAACCACCGTGCGGGCGTGATGCCCCGATTTGTTAGCGACCAACACCGAAAGAACCAAAAATGCAAACAGTAACAGTATATGGTGCAAGTGATGACCTCATTGAAATCGAGGGGGACATCCGAGACGAAATCAGCGCAGACAGTGACATGCCGTGCAAGCTGGCATTCTCGGATGGGACTGTCCTTAACGTGGTATATGACGAAGATGGATGCTGGAGAGTAACCCGCATCGCCGCAGGAACGGCCGCAATGCAGAAGATCGAAGCCGAAGGGTCGGACACTGACAACTATTCCGACCGAGTTACTCTCAATGGTGACATCAAATGGGTGGTGGCAGGGTACTGTATTACAAAAGTTGAACCAACCAGCGGCGTGGCTGAGATGGAGGCACGACCATGAGTGCGCCGTTGCCGACGCATGGTGCGGTGGTCGAAATCAATATGACGGACGGCTACATCAACACGCTCTTCAAGGCTACTAATTTTGGTCCTCAGGGAGAAACTCCGAGAGGCCGACGCGGACTGATGGTCGAGTGTGTCCTGAAATATGCCAGCCTCTACGTAGACGGCAGCACGATAACCAATATATGCAAAAAGGCCGGACTCATTGGCGATTGCGGCGCAACGCACGCTGGGATTCGCTGGGCATTCAAGCAAATGTACCGGAGCGGTGGAACAACGATCATAGAGCGACTCCATCCGCCGAACGTCGAGTCTTGGCAGCCCCACCCGAACCACAATAAATCTATGTCACAAAATCAAACGCCTGAATCACCGCAACCCGTAGCCGAAGCTGAGAGCTTGGTGGGGGTTGCCAACGACGTCTTGTTAGCACTAAGGATTCGCTCTTTGATAGCGGACAAGGAAATGGTCACGGCGACGGCTAATTTGGACCTTGCAAGAGGCGGGGAATGGCGACTCGACTATTCTGCATGGCAGGGGCAACTCAACGTGGAGATCGACGCTTTGTTTTCTGAGGCTAACGTCCGCGATCACCGGCAGCCGCTTGCTTCTGGCGCGGGGGATGCGGGCACCCATGCAATCCAGGGGGAGGAGTCACGATGAATCTCCCCGACAAGAAAGCATCCCCCGTGCCAGAAGTGCCGAAGGCACGGCTGTTTGGTGCATCGCTTTGTTCGCGTTTTTCCTCTTCATTCACACGCAATCTCCCGCTTGCCATCTGGATAATATACCCATCGTTCCCAATCCGTTGGTTTCGGCCCTCGCTGCACAATGTAGAGAAACTTACCGTTGATCGCCTTTGCGATCTCTGCATTGACGGTGTGTATCCATTCGATATAGCGAGGAATAATCTCTCTCGCTGGCTTCCCCGCCCATTCTATCTTTTGAGCCTGAACCTGATTCCGACTCTTAAGATACTGAGAAACATCGAAATGAATTGTGACGGAAACGCCGCCACCAAAGTCGCATTGAAATGTGAGAATATCGTTCATGTTGAAAGCGCGACTATATTTTCAGCGAACGTCCGCGATCACCAGCAGCCGCCTGCTTCTGGCGCGGGGGATGCAGGCACCCATGCAATCCAGGGGGAGGAGTCACGATGAATCTCCCCGACAAGAAAGCATCCCCCGTGCCAGAAGTGCCGAAGGCACGGCTGTTTGGTGGATCGCTCTGTTCGCATTTATTCTCGTTATTCTTCGATTGTTTTGATGTGGGCACCGTGAGGTCTCTTAGGAATAGCCGAGACAATATCGTGTATAGTGGGCTTCCCCCAGAGATGGTTAAGGAAGTGGACATGCGATCCGCCGATGAAATGGCCATCATCGCGACTGTCACGGGTATCAAACGTAAGAAGGTGCCATATATCAGGTTTGTGAGCGCACACAAAGAAATGAAAAATGGCTCTTCCAGAATCCTTGGTAAGTTGATTGTAAAGCTGGCTAAGATCGTGCGGTGTTCCGATCTTCTCGCGAGCATTCACCCAAAGATGGTCAACGTTATTGTCCTCGAAGACGGGTGTGTGGAGATATCCGAGAGACCCGCACCCAATAATCATATGGGATATGTCCGAGTGTCGGAGTGTAAGTTGATGACAGAACTTCATCGCTTCGCGCTTCTTGGTTATGGCGAAAAGCTCCGTAAGATTCTCGGGAGGGCGATTTTTGTAAAACTCGAAAAATGCATCAATCACGGAAATTTGGATGACCTTATATTTTCAGCGAACGTCCCCGGTCAGGAATCCCCGCCTGCTTCTGGCGTGGGAGATGCAGGCAACCAATCACAAAAACCAACCAAATAATAAAACATCATGAAAAACGAAAATAGCGCATCTCCCATGCCAGAAGTCCCGGAGGGACGGGGATTTGCTGGACCGGTCTGTTCGCGCCTCATTTTTTTACTTCCTGAAAGTGGTAGTGATACAATGGAGCACTCTGGCAATCGGCAAACTCTCTACAGTCAATTATCTCGTTGGTATCCTCTGCTTTCAGACTTATATGGCAGTTGGGAAAAATATCCAGAAGCACGGAAGGGGTGGGAAAAAAGACTGAATTTTCCCCTTGAAGCCGGAATTCTCCAATGGATTTCGGAAGGCCGTCCACGTAAAGAGTGGCCTCGCGAAGATGAACTAAGGGCTCGGCGATGACTAAGTTGCACAATTCAGAATCGAATTCATTCATGGTTAATCAGGGGGTTATTATTTCTGCGAACGTCCGCGATCACCGGCACCTACCCGCTGGCGCGACGGGTGCCGGGAGCGAAGCGACCAAGCACTCGGCGTGCCAGCGGGTAGGTGTTCGGTGGATCGCATTGTTGGCATTTTTATTTTATGTGCCGCTCAATCTCGCCCAGGGCAGCCAAAACAGCCTTGTGCTTAAATGTGACGTTCTCTCCCACCGATTCCAAAAGAACGGAGTCGAAATTGGTGTCGCTCATCACTCTGAAATCAAGGGAGCGGTAATCAACCCAAGCCTGAATAATCTCCTTCTGGCGCGACTTCGAGAACAAGGGGATACTGGTGAAGACGGCCTTCTTCAAATCATCGAAAGTAGCTTTGTAGGACGTTTCTCCGTCCTCGGAGGATTCCACCAAATCTCTTATCATTTCGATCTGGGAGCGGACTCCGTTGATGGAACGCCTACGGTCCAAATGACAGGCAAACCAGAACCCGAGCATGGACGAAGCGAGCCATCCAATCGGGATAATAATATCCTTGGCGGTGATAAAGCAGGCGAGGAGTGGTGGAAGGATCATACAATCTGGTATTCTTGGTATCCCGCAGTCTTCTTTGCGTTGTGCATCGCGTATCTAAAAATCACTGACGAACTCCGCTGGCAGTGGAAGTGGAATTGGGGGCCATGGTGGAGAAAGCGTTTTTCTTCTGCCAACTAATATTATGCCAAGCACATATAGAGAAGCAGGCGAGGAAGTCTGCGCCCTTGCAAAAATCCTCATGATCAAGTACCATCAGGAACTTGACGAGGCCGGGGTTAAGGTGGACTTCTGCTTTGCCTTCGGGGAACTGGACGAACAGAGCGAGAAGAAGGCCCCGGCAATTATGCAAAACGGCTATCGAGCCCTTGGAGTGCCCCGCAAGCTCAGCCTCAAAGACAGGGTGATGGGGCGCGGTGACTGCGAGATCACGCTCGACGGAGACGAGTGGCCTAGAATGTCGCCCGAAGAGCAGGCGGCCTTGCTTGATCACGAACTTGAACACTTCGAGTGCGCCCGCGACAAGACCGGCGGGTTCATTTTTGACGATATTGGCCGTCCTGTCCTTAAGCTGCGAATCCACGACCGGCAGATGGGATGGTTCGACAACATCGCTTCGCGTCACGGCCTCGCGAGCACAGAGATTAAGGACTTCCGCAAGCTCTTCTCGGAAGGCGGAAACACGTATGTTCCCTATGTTTCCTACGAGGGGGCATTGCTGGAAGATCATCACAAGTCACTGCATCCGCCGGAAGATCCCAAGCCGCCGGCCGCCATCAGAAAGCTCGTCCCGAAGCGGAAGGACGGCCCAGAACCGGAGCCGGAAATGAAAATGACGGTCAGTGTGAACGGCGGCCCCGCCCGCGAGATGAACAGCCAGGAACTCACCAAGGACATTCAATCGAACTTCTTTCATACCCAGCCGGATGGCGACGAGGAAATTCTAAAAAATGCCATCGCAACCATCAAGGCGGAGGGACGGGCTTCCGTTGCGCTCCTGCAAAGCCGAATGCGAATTGGCTTCGCCACGGCATCCCGGATGATTGATACCTTAGTGCAACGGCGGATTATTCGCCCCAAGGCAGGCTCCGACGACTACGAGATTGATGGCGTGGAGGAGGCACAATGATCCGCGCGCTTACGTCAGCAAGCAACATTGACCGGCGCCAGAAATGCCCCGGCAGTGCGTTCGCTGAAAGCCTTTTTTCCGAGCCGGAAGACAGCGCAGACTCGAAGGAGGGAACGCTCCTGCACGGCCACAGCGCGGATTCCGACAAGGACCGCGCCGACCTCACCAGTGAACAACGCGAGATCCTCGAAAAGGCCGCTCGCACGGACAAGCAGATTTTCTCGGCTCTACATACCTCCTGCAACATGCCGGAGGATGAACCCTTCGACGAAGGGAACGAACGCGAGATGTGGTTTTTCCGTGGATTGAAAAAACTCTTCCCCGGCCATTGTGATTACTGGAGATTCTACCCTCGGACGAAAATCCTTGTCATCATTGACCGGAAATTTGGCCGCAAGGAAGTGACCCCGGCGGAGGCAAACATGCAGCTCCGCTGTTACGCAGTGATGGGGGCGAAGCTCTGGAACCCCGAGAAAGTCCTTGTGGCAATCAATCAGCCTCGCCTTGGATTCGAGGCTTGCGTGACGCTCGCTGAATACACCAGCGAGCAAATCCCCGCCGCTCGCGACCATATTCTCCGCGTCTGGGATGGCAGCCACAATGCCGACGCCTCCCCCCGCGCGGAGGCTGTCCGTGAGTCCGAAGCGCAAGAACAGTGCCGCTACTGCCGCGCCCGCCTGCATTGCGATGCCTACCGCGCGAAATATGAGTGGCTGGCCGGTCCGTCGCAGACCGGGAAGGACGCTTTCGTGGCCAAACTCTCAACCCTCACCGATGATGGGCTCGATGCCGTCTGGCGGGCGGTGGTCTTTGCCAAGTTGATCGAAAAGGAAGCCAAAGCCGAAATCATCGCCCGGCAGCCAGCGGGAGGAATGCCAATGTATGAACTCTCCGACACCGGCAACACCTCGACAATCAACGACACGCCCCGCGCGATGCGGTTGCTCCAAAATGCCGGATTGAGCGAGGGGGAGATTATGGATTGCGCCAAGCTGACGAAGGAAAAACTGGCCGAGAAAATCCAGGTGCGCGAAAGCCTAACGATGGTGGCGGCCAAAAAGCGGCTCAACGCCATCCTTGAGCCGGTCCTCACCATCACGGCCAAATCTCCGAGTCTCAAACGCATCCCAACGTCTGCGAGAGTGCCCTTGCCGCCAGCGGAAAAACCCGCCGACGCCAGAGTGCTCGACAACGGCACGGACGATCAGCTTTTTCCGCGATGAGCACGGCAAATGACATCCTGGCCGATGAGATCGAGAAAGCAGCGGCCCCGCGACCACTATTGAACCGCAAGGCCGTCCGCGCCCTTTTGCTGCACGAGTATGCCAACTGGGGCAGAGCACGAACCCGGCACCGAGTAGCCAAGGCCACCTTGGACGAGATCATGGATCACCTCCATACGAGCGTTACCCGCTTTATCATCGGCCAGGCCAGCCAGGGATTCCCCGGACGGCAGGGCGGGGCGCGTGTGTGCCAGCGGGAGAGAAGAGGAGGACCGCATGAAGCTGATTCCCAAAGATAAACGGACGGAGTGGGAATTCCACGTTCCCGGCGATCCAAAAGGCCAGCCTCGGCCCAAGGCATTCGCCCGCAAGATGGGGACAGCCTACGTTGCCCGCGTCTATACCCCCGGCACCGCCGAAGAGTGGAAATCCGCCATCGCGACATCGGTAAAGGAAATTGGACTCGCCGGACGCATGATAACCGGCCCCGTCAGCCTGCGCATGGAATGTGTTTTTGCACGGCCAAAAAGCCACTTTGGCAGCGGCAAAAACTCGGCACTGGTAAAAGCCTCCGCCCCGCCCCACCACACCGCCAAGCCCGATCTCGACAACATCACCAAAGCAGCCAAGGACGCGCTAACCCACGTCGGCGTATGGCGGGACGACTCCCAAGTGACGACCGCCCACCTCACCAAATGCTACGCCGTCGGCAACGGGCCCTCTTCAACCCAATTCACGGTTTTCCAAATCTTAATCTGAATCATGACCGAATCCCTGCTCAACACCAACCAACTCGCCGCCGCTATTGGCCGGGGGCCTGTTTACGTCTGGCTCATGAAGCGCCATGGCTATCGGTTTCTCTACGGGATGCGCACGACCCAGAAACACGCTCTCGCTTGGCTGGCCGAGCACCCGGAATTTCGGGCAACTCAGGTAAAGAAATCGCCAAAACGCACGCCGAAAGGTCTCTCGCCGTCAATACGATTTACAAGCAATGTGCCCAAGAATGTGCCCGAGGTCGGCTACTTTCGCCTCTGGTCGTAATGGCGGATTCCCCTCCAGAAATCGAATCTCGCGCCTACCAGGCGCGGGCACAGGCTGCCATTGTTGCTTGCCGGGCTGGAATCGTCAAAGCCCCGGCAGGATCCGGCAAGACAGTGATCGGGGCAATGGCGGTCTTGCGCTGGGCGGCCCCCAGGGCGCGTCTCAGCCGCCGCAAGATGCGGGTAGCCTGCCGAGCAAACACGATTGAGCAAACAGAGCAATGGGCCAAGGCGTTCTCCCGGTTTCCTCAGATTTCCGAAGCGTGCGAAATCACGATTGGTTGCTATGCGGCCGGCGCATCGGTGCAGGCCGCTGACTTGGCCATATTCGACGAGTGCCACCACATCGCGGCCATGGAGTTTCGCAAGATTCTTGATGGCTTCACGGGCTGGCGGTGGGGATTCTCCGCCACGCCGGACAGGGAGGACGAGCTTGCTCCCGACGTTTATCAGTTACTTGGTCCGATTGTCTGCGAGATCACGCGCGAGGAAGTGCAGGCGGTCGGGGGCATCGTAGCCGCCCGAGTACTGATCCACCAGCCGAACCGGGCGAAAGAGATGGAGGAAGCCGTCCGCTTGCTCGCACAACCGATGTTCGAGGAGAGAGCGCGGAAGATGCGGGCCTATCTCAAAGGCGCGTGGGACGACAAAGAGCAAATGAGCCGCTGCATCTGGCAGTGCCTCCAAGACATCGCCATCGTCGAGAACACGGCCCGAAACAAGGCCATCGTGGAGATCGCCAGCCAACACGCGGAGGACTCTCTCATCATTTTGATCGGACGGGTGGACCATGGCACGGCTCTTGCCCAAAGGATTCCGGGATCAGTGCTGGTGCATTCCGGCATGACTCGCAAGGGGAGCACATCACCGGAGCGTCCGCAGGGGTGGACGCGCAAGGAGGCTCTCGTGGCGTTTTCCGCCGGCGAAATCCGCACAATCTTTGCGACTTCTCTGGCAGACGAGGGGCTCGACGTGCCGAGGGCAAATGCCTTGATCATGGCAGCGGCCGGCCGGTCCGCCGCCAAAGCCGAACAACGGACAGGCCGGGTGCTACGCGCATACCACGACAAAACCCACGGGACAATTCACGACTTCATGGACATCCAGCATTACTTCATCGGCGCGCAATCTAAGCAGCGCATCGCCACATACCGACAACTCGGCTACGCGGTGACCTTCGCCATTGAGGAGGGCCGGCCATGAATCTCGCCGAAAAGCTCAAAGCAAAGCGGGACGCCAAAGCCAATGGCGCCCCGGCCCAAGCCACACACCAGCTTTCTGAGGAGGAAGCACGGCAATACGGCATTTCTGAGGCCCAACCCGAAGAGCCCGAAGTTCGCGCGTCTTTGCATCAGCCTCGCAAGCGGAATTATTTACCGGAAATCCACCAGTCTCTGCCGCAGAGCGACGACGCCGAGAGAGGCGTTATCGGATCCATCCTACTCTCTCCGACCAGAGGAATGCACATGGTGGAAAGCGCCATTGGAAAAGCACATTTCCACAATCCTGTACACCAGTTGATCTTTGGATCTTTGCAGGAAATGTTTTCCGCTGGAATCCCTATAGATCTCATCACCGTCACTCAATACCTCAACGATAAACGCCGCCTCGATGAAGCTGGCGGAGCCTCCTACATCACAGACATCTTTGTTTTTGTTCCGACCGCATCGAACCTGAGTTACTACCTCGCACTGCTTTGCGAAAAGTTCGTGCTTCGCGAACTCATAGCGTCAGGCACGGTTTCCGTATCTGACGCCTTTTCCGGCGCATTCACGGCGGACGAACTACTTGACCGCGAAGAGGAACGCATCCGGGCAATCCGCTCCATGGGAAGCCGAAATGGAAAACTCCCCGAGCTCGACGACATGACCATGCTCATTGGCTCGAATCTACCGGCCCCTCCGCCGGAGCTCGTACGGGGCCTTCTCCATCAAGGATCTAAAATCATCGTTGGCGGAACCAGCAAAGGCCGGAAAACGTTTTCCCTGATGGACCTTGGCATATCGGTGGCCTGCGGGACGCCCTGGTGGGAGTTTCCCACCATCCAAGGCCGGGTCTGCTACCTCAACTTCGAGATCCAACGGCCGTTCTTCGCTAAACGATTTGAGGACATTTGCCGCAAATTGGGAGTGATGCCCAAGCCAGGCCAGTTCATGAGTTGGACGCTGCGCGGCATGGTGGAGGGTCTGGAAAAAATGAGCGACCAGCTCATACGAAGCCTCACTCAATACGATTTCTCTCTGATCATCGTGGATCCCATTTACAAAGCTCTTGGCGACCGGGACGAGAACAAAGCGGGCGACGTGGCCAGCCTCTGCAACGAACTGGAGCGCATCGCTGTGCGCACTGGTGCCGCCATAGCCTTCGGTGCCCACTATTCCAAGGGCAACCAGGCGGCAAAGGAAGCGATTGACCGTATCGGTGGCTCTGGAGTCTTCGCTCGCGACCCGGATTCCATCCTCACCATGACGCCACACGAGGAGGAAGAATGCTTCACGGTGGACGCGACCTTGCGCAACTTCCCGCCTTGTGCTCCGTTCGTGGTGCATTGGGAATGGCCGATATTCGTCCGTGACGAGATGGCCGACCCTGAGCAGCTCAAGAAGCCCAAAAAGGCCCTTGGTTCCGGCAAGTATGAAGAGAAATTCGCAGACTCCGATGTGCTCGATCTCATGCACTCCAACAACATCAGCCGATCCCCGACCGAATTGAAACGCTGGTCGATGGATCAACTGCAAATGTCGCAAAGCACGTTCAAGCGCATCTGGAAGAGGATCAAAAGTTCGGTATATCTCGAAAATCAAAACGGGCGTTTCCGCCTCTCAGCCATCTACTCGGCAACCATCACCCCAAAATGAGATACACACTCACAGGACAGCTTCCCGCACACCAATACTGCTTGGTTGATAGCACCCACACCCACAAAGATCCTATCGGCTTCCTCCCTGCGGTCTGGTACGGGCTAGTCGCCTACCCAGGGCGAATGTGGGGATGCACGGTGATGCTGGAGTCTGGCGCAATTTTTCGGAACCTTCCGCCTCACGCCATTGCGTTCGATCCAGAGCCGGATGGCGTGTGGACCCCGCAGGATGCCCAAACATGGGACTGCTACGGGTGGGATTTTACGACCCTGGAATACGACTATCTGCGAGGCTTGGAATGTCGCGTAAAAGCCAATGGAAAAGACCACATCGGAGAATATCTTTTCACCGTTGCTCCGGTCGGGGATGCGTACAGCGCGGCTCCAGATCAGGCCAAGGAATTTACGTTCGTGAAACTGGACAACGGGTGGCTCACAATCCAGCCGACCAATCACACGGTATTCCGCGAGCGGAGTTTCACGGGCAGCCAGATGGAGTTTCCTGCCGGGCTGAAACGACAGACAACCGTATGGACCGTCGAATGACGCCCAGCCCCAAAATAATCATGGACACGGAATCCGCGACTTGTTCTCCATCTTTGCGTTGGGGTAGGACTTTGCCCACCCAAAACGGATATTTCTGGTATCGGGAACATGTTCAGCACCGTGCGGTAATCTACGATGTTTCGGCCACGGCTCGCTTTGGCTTTGTTCAGAAATGGGACGGAACCACGAAGGACATCAAAGAAATGCACGGATGGTGGGCTGGGCCAATCCTCAAGCCCGATTCCCCTCCTCTTCCTTCTTTGGAGAACGTCCAGTCCAGCAACGGCGAAAAGGAGTCGCGACCATGAGTGAGCCGTTGCCGCCGTTTGCTGCGACGCCTGGTTGGCCCGTGGCAGATTTCGGGCTTGAAAATAAATAATAAAACCCGCTTGACGTTGCGCCACGTCGTGATACTTTCTCACGTGTCGGAGGGAATAAATCCTTCGGCGAAACCAAAAACACCATGAACAAAAAATTCCACAATCCAGCTGAGGCGGAAGCCTACGGAGGAAAAATGAAGGCTAGGGGATGGCCTGAGGTTTCAGTCAGGATCATTCCTGCCGCGTCAGCCGTGGTAAACCTGAAGCCATCCACAGCGGGCGTTGAAGCGGAAATCTCCGCATACGCCGCAAACGGCGAAACCCTCGGAACCAAGGCTCTTAATTGGGCGAAATCCTCTCCTTGGTGGGAAGACGACATCACCCACGCGGTCACTTGCCTCGGCAGTGACCTCGAAGACGGAAATGGAAATGGCGCGTCGATAACGCAAGCCACCCTTTTTCTAAAAAGGCTCACAGCGGCGATGTCGAGGGCACCAAAAATCGAAGTTCAAGTAACTCCCGAGACCCCGCAACAGTGGGAAATCGTCTGCGGTGGAGACATCGCTTCTCCCGATACTGACAGTGCCGAAACCTTTGGCGCATCAAGCGGCTCTGACGGCTGGAGATGCGATTAAACCAACCAACAACCAGAACCAAAAATACCATGATCATAAACACAACACCCCACGCAATTAACCTACCTGGACTCACCGTACAGCCCTCGGGCAACGCAGTTCGAGTTTCCGTCACCCTCTCCGAGGCAGGCACCCACGACGGCATCAGCCTTGTCCGGGGCGCATACGGAGAAGTCACCGGCCTCCCGGCAGAACAAGATGGCGTCCTCTACATCGTCTCTGCGCTGGTTCGCGCCGCCTTGCCAACCCGCAGAGACTTGGCGAGCCCCGCCAAGCTCACCCGCGATGACAAGGGCAACATAACAGGGTGTGAGGCACTGGAGGTCAATTCGTGAGAATTTCAAACTTAGGAGACAAGTTGGATGAAATCCTCGCGGCCTTGGCCGTTGCAAACCCGCGTCTGGCAGCGACCTGCCCGCCAGTGGCGTGGGCAGAGGACTCGGGGGATCGCTGGTCAATCGGCATTGACTGGTCGTACGGGGAGCGGCCAAACGCGAAGCTGCAACTTGAGACGTTCTTAAAAAACGCTCCCGCTCCCGCTCCCGCAATCGCGGCAAAAGTGCGCGATTTTAGTTTTGCCGATCTTCGCCCACCCACGGCGGCAGACGAAGCGGCAAAGAAGGCTAAGATAGATTCAGCCATGGCGGCAAGGGCAGTCAAAGAAGCCGCAAAAAGGGAGTTTCTTGCGGTCCTTGAAACAGCAAAAGAGAAGGGGATTGTCCGGTTCTGCGGCAGTAAACTATCCGGCGACGGACATATCATCGTTTGTGGGGTGCGTGTATCAGACTCCGTGTGGTCAACGTCCGAACCTTACCGCGATGAGGAAAGATACGGGGCGCGAACAGGCATGGCGAGAAGCGACGTGTCTTACAGTCGAGAAGAGCATCCGCTAATCAGCGCGGATGAGCTACAGGCAATCATCGCATCTGAGAAATGACCGCCCGCGAAATGCAGGCCCGCGCCACCGCGAAACGGTGGGGCGGCATGACGGCGGAAGAAAAGTCCGCCGAAATGTCCCGCGTCCGAAAAACCGGGATCAAAAACTCTGCCAAAAAGAAAGGCTCCACTCGGCGGCCCAACGACAAGGTCAGAGACGGCGGAGGTGAGGCGTGATCTCGCGTGCAGCGTTGCCCGCCGTTCTCTGGACCGTCTTGTTGGACATTTTTTTGTGATGCAATACCAAGATACACTCCCAAGCGTAATCCCGAAGCGGCTCCTGTGCTGGTTCTCGTGCGGTGCCGCGTCTGCGGTGGCTGCCAAAATGGCTATCGCAATGCACAAGGGGCCAGAACCTGTCGAAGTGCTTTATTGCGAACTTGCGAACGAGCATCCCGATAACGAGAGATTCCGTGGCGATGTTGAGAAATGGCTCGGGCATCCAATCAAGGGGCTCCGATCTGCGGAGTATCCGACGATGGACATCTATCATGTGTTCAAGCGCGAGCAGTATATCAGCGGGATCGCCGGAGCAACCTGCACAAAGCATCTCAAGAGGGAGGTGCGGATGGCTTACGAAAGCCCCTCCGACATTCATGTGTTTGGATACACGGTAGATGAAGGTAGCCGCATCAGCCAGTTCGAGCGCGAGAATCCGAACATGAGGCTGCAATGGGTGCTCCGCGACCTGGGCATCACAAAGCAGGACTGCTACGCCGTGGTGAAAGATGCCGGAATCGAACTGCCTGCGATGTATCGGATGGGATACAACAACAACTGCATCGGTTGTGTGAAGGGCGGCGCGGGCTATTGGAACAAAATCAGGCGCGACTTCCCGGACCACTTTCAAAAGGCAGCATTGGAATCGCGGCGGCTTGGTGTGCGACTCGTAAAGCACGCCGGGGAAAGATGCTATCTCGACGAACTGCCGCCGAACGCAGGGAACTACGCTTTCGAGGGTGACATAGACTGCGGGCCGCAATGCGTGCAGCCCACGAGCGACGATCTTGATATGTCCAACGCCGAGTCCAGCAACGGCGAGGAGGGCCGTTGAATCCATGATCAGGATGCCCGCCGTTTGCTGCGACGCCTGGTTGGCCCGTGGCAGATTTCGGGCTTGAAAATAAATCAAAATAATCCCTTGACTCTTACCGCGTCACGCTGTAATCTGATTGCGAAATGAAAACCACCATTACCATCACCTACAGCGTCGAAACCACATACAAGGGCAACGAGTCCAACCCGTTTGAGAACCCAGCCAACACCCTCGAAGAAGCCGAGGCTATGTTTGCGAAATTCATCAGCTTCCCGGAAGACAATCTCATTGAGGTTGAACTGGTCGAGCTGGGCGGAGAAGCGAAATCCCTGAAAACCTGGAACCGTGAAATGAAAACCACGCCATCCAACGATAACCTACTCGCCGCCGCCTGCACCCTGGCACACGCAGTCGATCAGCTTAAAGCCCTCGCCACTGGCGAGCTCATCCCAAATGCCTTCGCCGGAATCTGGGAAAATGAGCCAGCCATGATCGCACCAACCATGGAGTCCATCGCCCGCCAGATCAAAGACGCTCAAACCCTGCTCGCCATAAACCAAATAACCAAAATGACCAACCATCCATATCCATTCGCCGCTCTTCGTGACATGCTCCAATGTCAGATCGGTGAAGAAAAATCAGCACTTATCGCCTGGGCTACTGACTCCGATGATGATGAACGTGCTCGCGCCGTAGAAGCAGCGTTTGGGATCAGCCGCGAAAAGTGGGAAATGCTGCAAGCTGACGCGCCTTCCGGAATCACATATCCCGCATGGGCATATGCGCTGGCCATCATGGCAGAGGAGCGCCGCCTAAAAGTAATCAGCGAAGAGGAGGACGAAGCATGAGCTTCGTTGATCGACACCGCCGAATAACCGCGACTAATCCTCCAACCCCAACCCCAAAAACAATGAAAACAATCAACCTCAAGCACAGCCTCGCCAGTTGCGGGAACCTCATGCCTCAACAGGATGGCGCAAAGCCCGGCTACCGGAACGGCTGCATGACAATCGCCGTAACGGGATTGCCGGACACTGCCACGCACTCAGACGCGAAGCGAGTCGTCGAAAACGTAATGATGCCATCATGGCTCGACAATGTGGGCGCATCGCAAGCCGGAAAAAACCTCTACCGCGCCGAAAACCTCACGCCGGATCAGCTCGCCGCCGCGCCAGATTGGTATCGCGAAAAATACTGCCAACCCGCATGACCGGAGCCGAATACAAATCCGCCCGGAAGCAACGCGGCACCCAGCAGGGTGTCGCGGATGCGCTCGGTGTCGCGCTCTCAACCGTCCAGCGCCGGGAGGCTGGGGAATGGGACATCACGCCGGAAGCCGCGCTTGCGATCCTGGCCGTGAAGCTCCCCAATAAACGGGGCCTCCGCCCGCCGGCACCCCACTCCATTTGAATCTATGACAACACCCACACCCACAGCAACCGTAACCAGCATCAACATCACCGACACTGTCCTGACCTCCAATTTTATGAACATATATCTCATCGCTCAGACACAAAATGCCAGATACGACACCTTCGACTCTGCCATCGTGGCTGCACCATCGGAACAAGCGGCCAAAGAAATCACCCCGGATGGCAATCCTTGGGATTCCCCATGGAGCGGATGGTGCTCTTCGGCAGAACACGTCACCGTCAAATTGCTCGGCACGGCGACAGAAGGCACGGAGGCCGGGGTGATTCTCGGATCCTTTAATGCCGGCTAAACAGTGACCTATGAAAACCCAAAAGCAGTTCAAAAACTCGAAGCCTTACCTCGCCGCGTGCTCCATGCCTCCCGGCCTTTCTCACCACCCTGACAGGTCTCAACCTTTCAACATTACCCAATCTGAGGTTGTTTCATGGCTGATCCAGCAGCCCGACATCCTCGCCTTTATTTTCAGCAAAGCCTCCCAATCCGGTGCTATCAAATTCGACATCCCATCCCAAACCTGGGCCGGAATTAACCCATGATTTCCTCCAAAAATACCCTCAAAAGGTTCATGGAGGTTCATGGTTTCTGCTCCGTGAACCTAAAAGTCCATGGACCTAGCCTGAAAACAGGGTTCAGGGTCACGGTATACAAGTATTACCTGTGACCCCTGACCCTTTCCAAGTTTGGATTTCGGCTATGGCGATTGGGTTCAAGCTGCCTTGAACCCTCCGAAGAAAAAAAGCTCTCCCATAAATTTGCAAATCACTTGCATCTTGACTTTTTTCCGGCCAGCGCAATTATCGCCTCGTGCCCTCGATCCCCAAAAAATCCCAGCCCACTCCTCGCCGCCATGCCTGCCCCCGTTGACTGGTCCTCCGTCGGCGGTATCGTCGCCGTCGAGATGCTCGTCCGACAACTCGGCCCCCGCGAAGCCTCCCGCCAACTCAACTTGTCCCCGAAATCCTCCGAAGCCCTTCGCAGGATGTCTTCCCGCCGCAAATGGTGGGCCGACAAGCCCGCCCCTCGCTACTCCCCAAGCCACGCTGATGTCCCCGACCATGTCCCCAAGGCCGATAAATCCCGAAATCCGGGACAAATCGTCCAAAAACCCATGTCCCCGTTTGTCCCCACGGCCTCCCAGGCCCTCGAAAACTGCCATTTGGAAAACGGACGCCGGGGCCGCGTAGCCGCTAGTATGCTCTCCCGCAAGGCTTTAGAACATCTAGCCAATCAGGAGCCCGCTTCCATCGTCGCCTCGTCACGCCAGGCAAAAGACCTCAACGAGGTATCCGCCAAGGCTGGGGGATGGTCCGACGACGCCACCGGGGCGAAAATCACCATGAATATCGCCCTCCTCGGCACGGCCCTCCCGGATGGCCTCAAAGGCAACTACATTTTCGCGGATGAGGCCGATATTCCGATTCAGATCGAAACTGAACCGGCAAGCAATTAGCCGCTTTGCCGTCCACTCCTCGCTTGACCGTATCGGGCAAGGGGGTTAACGCGGTCGGTAGTCCAGAGGCACCTTCACGGGCATCCTGACGCAATGTTTTTTCGCGGAAATGCCGGATTTGAGCGATTTCGGCGATTATCGGGGCGAGGCCGGCTAAATCCCCAACCTGTCTGGCTCGGCCTGAGCCCATTCTCAAGCCATCCCGGAACCTGGTCCGGCCAAGAATCACCGCGCGGCCGGCGGAATTCCCGGCGGATCCTGTGCCATCCGAGAAAATCTTCCCCACCGGCCCGATTCAAAAGGGTTCCAACAGGGTAGTGGGGAGCCATCCCTGATTTCAATCCGGAATCCTGGGAATTCAATTCACCCTGTTTACGTAGGTAAAACGCCCATAACATCATATAATGCCATTTAGATATAGTGGAGATGTTTCTCTCTGTATTTCCTGAGCGGTGGGGAGCCATCCCTATTTCTGATTCCTCAACCAGGTTTCATCCAATCTATCCGGTGTTGTCGGTCAATGGGATCGGACAGAGACAATCGACACGCACAAGCCATGCCTCTCGGTGCCACGCTTGGGGCAGGGAGGGGCACAGAGCAAGCGGGCGGGCAGGCTTGGGGCAGGGGGGCACCACCACCACCCGTCCACCCCCCACCATGCCGGTGCGCTGGCCCGACATCTATCAATACCCCCCATTAAAAAAATAATTAAAAAATATCGGGAATTGGTATTTGCAAATGTCTTGCAATAGTGGGGGGAAAGTGTAGAGATTTGCGAACCATGGCGGAAACTGAGATTGATTTTTACGGGGATTTCGTTGCAAGCGGGGTCAAGTATAAGGGATTGAAGGGGGGAAAACCGCTTGAAGAAAGTGGTGTGGATTTTTACGGGGATTTTGTTGCGAATGGGGTGAAGTATAAAGGGTTGCAAGATGAGGAGATGGAGGAAGAAGAGGTTCCAAAGTTTGATTCGGTGGTTGAAGGTGCGTATGAGGACGCGAAGCTGCCGGATTATCTGAGGCCATTGGTTCCGGATGGAATAGAGCCTGGGGTTGACAGGGTGAGACAGGAAGTGTCGCGGATTGGCGACCGTATAAATTTGGGAATTTCCGAGTTTGCGCCTAGGGCGAATGCGGCAGCGGCGCAGGCGTTATCATTGGCGACGAGGATACCGGAGTTACCGATGAGTGTTGTGGATGCGGTGAGTGGGACTGAGTTGGTGAAAGGGTATCAGGAAAAGAATACTCCGGGGCGAATGTTGGCGGAAGAAGCCCTGCGGAGTACAGCGAGGGCGCAAGAATTTTCAGAGGCAGGCAAGGCGTTGGGAGGAGGGGCGGAAATTCCGTTGGTAGGGGGAACGGCAGGGGATTTGTTGCAGGAAGCGATTCCGACAGGGCTGCAAGCGGTGATGGACATTGCATTTTCAGGGGGAACGGGAGCCGTGAAGGGTTTAGTTGCTCCGGCGAAGACAGGGCTTGAATATATCATTCGGAACGCGACGAGTCCGGCGATGAAGCGTGTTGGGGCGTTGGCAGGAACCCAGTCGGGGCTTTCGACGCTGAATCAGGAGATGGCGCAGCGGATGGAGAAAGGAGCGGAGTTGTTTGACGCGCAGGGGCAGGCGATACCCGAGGCCGCATTGGTAGGGGTGACGACGGCGGTATTCACGATGTTGGGCGGGATGACCGGAGCGGAATCGGTGTTGAAGGAATCTGGTGCGCAGGGGTTAAAGCAGCGGATTGCGGCAATTTTGAAAGAAGGGGCGTTGCAAGAAGCGCCGGAAGAAATGGCGGACGAGGCTGGCGGGCAGATCGCATCATTTATTGCCGAAGAGTTTGATGCGAGTGTGGAGAAGGCGGGGACGATGGCGGAGCGGCTGGCGGCAAAGGTGGACGTGGGGCAACTGGCTAAAGCTGGATTGCTGGGAGGCATTGTTGGTTCAGGTATAACGGGTATTGGGCAATCGGCTGAGGCAATTCAAGGGGCACGAGGGGAGAGAATTGCTGAGATGATTGCGCCGGTGGTGGCTGAGGCTGCGCAGAGTGGAGCTTCGTTGACGGCGGAGGCGTTGGTGACGAAGGCGAAAGAGGCGGCAGCAGAGCCGCCGCCGGTCGAGCCAGCACCAACCGATGAAGTTGATTCTGTCTATGTTGAGCCGAGCCTTGAGGAAAAGAAACGAGGACTGCAAGGGTTGATTGATGCCGAGCCAGAGGGAAGTGAAGTGAGGGAGCAGGCGGAGGGGGAGTTGCGGGAGATAATTGCTGAGGAAAAAAAGTTTCAACAGGAGGAGACCAATGAGCGGAGTGAACCGAAGCAAGAGCCGCCGGTTGAACCCGGTGAAGTGGCGACACCACAATCAGGAGGGGTTGAAGCAAATCCGCCGGGGGAGACTGTGGTTGAGGGCGAAGGAACTGGCGAGGAAGTTGGGGGTGAGGTTCCTGCCGTAAGCAAGCCGGCCGAGCAGATGGGCCCGGAGGTCAAGGTTGCTACGGAAGGAACAGAGCGGGAACAGTCCGCCGGGCTGGATGTTATAGCCTCATGGGATGAGGATTCCATGGAGCATCAGAAAGCCGTCCGTGAATTCATGCGCAGTCGGATCGCAGAGAAAAGGCCAATTTTCCCGAATCGTTCTCTTGGCTTTGAATATGCCGCCGACAACTCCGGCCTACCGCGCGGCCTGCCGAGTGCCGCCGTGGCCATCGCGAACTTGCAGCCGGGCGACAGTATCCGGTGGCGTGGAAAGCAGTGGGCCGTTGACAAAACCAGCAAGTCGCAACTCACGATTAAATCCGGCGATGTGATTGTGAGGATCAAACCAACCGGAGCCAAGTGGGAAGCGTTTGTGCGAGACATGGATGGGGAACTCATTGGGCACGCGCACGGCGCACTGGCCCCGGACCTCATGAGGGCATGGCTCCGCGATCCAATTTCAAATCAGGCGGCCTTCGCGCCATTGACAACAGAGCAAAACAATGAAGAATCAATCAGCAGTGAAACAGGAACCCCGCAAACCATTCAGCCTGGCAGCCCGCCAGAAGTCGCTGGAGCGGCTGAAAGCCAACCTTCGGAACAATCCGGGGATGGCGAAGGAATTCGAGGCGGTGACGAGAACGCAGTCGCCAAGCGTGTTGCTCGGGAAGCCGACGCAAGAAGCCGCGTAGCCGCGTTTGAGCGGGAGAACAGCCCGCTTTATACGGGGGCGATGGCGTCTCACCGTGAGGCTAAGGTTGGCTCATTGGGTGGTGGATTTGAGATCAGCCTCGATGAGCCGAATATAATTCTTACGGACTACGCCAAGCTGGCGGAATCAATGGCCGACCTTGGAAAGAGGGGGATTGACCCGGCTGGATGGCTTCACCTTGCCATTGACGAGGAACTGAGCCACGTCAGAGATTACAATGCCGAGTCGGACAAGATGGATCGGCGGGTATTGCTGGATCGTTTGGAGCAGCAGCTTGACGCGGCGGATTTCAAGGCACTCAGCCTTCTTCGGCCGACAGAGAACGGATTTCACCGCATGACGGAATTGCTGCGGATGATTGATCAGGTCCGTCGATTGGGGACTTTCAGTGAAGCGGTTTTCAAGGATCAGAATAACGGGCGTCTCAATGAGGCCATTGCGAGGGTTGAGGAGATTGCCGGGCGGAGATTCCCGGCATCCATTGAAGATCACCTTGCGAAGATGCGCCAATTTGAGGGAGCGGTTGCCGGGACTGATGAATTCTCCGGCCAGGTGCAGGAAGACAATGGCGAGAACGAGATTGAAGAGGAGCCGCCCGCACCAAAAAAAGCCCCCGCTCCGAAAGCCGGGCCCGTCATCAGTGAGAATCTCAAAAAAGCACTGGACGATGAATTTGCGGGCTTGCTGGCCATCGCCCCGAACCGCCTCATGGCCGCGTTGCCGGTGCCGGAGCCGCAGGCGGGTATCCCACAAGAAAAAATCCCCGGCTTCCTCAATCTGGCGAACATGATGTTGGGTGAGAACATTGACACGCCGGAGAAAATGGCGCGAGTTCTCCAGGATCAATTCAAGGGCCGGGCGAACAAATACAGTCAATCCCTTTGGAATGCGATGGCCATGGTCCAGCCCGAACTGAACGGCGTTCACGATTGGAACGCGGTCTATGACGGGTTGGAGGCCAACGGCGAGGAGGGATCCCAGCGGGTAAAATCGAAGATCATCACCTACACCACCGCCGGGGGCGAAACGAAAACCGGCATTCTCCTGCCCGCGAATTCCACCATCACCGGCGGCAATGCCATCACCCGCGAGGAAATCACCGCCCGGACTCCCTTCGTGCAGGCCCTGCGCGCGGGCAACCGCGTGGAAAGTGCAGACCGGCGCGTCCGCTTCGCCCTCAAAGACAACCGCGTGGAACTTCGCGTTCCCTCCGCCCGGCAGACCGGCGGCCAATTCTGGCGCAACCCCGTGCTCAACTCCGCCATGGAGGGCGGTCAGTTTGTCGAAAAAGGCGCGTGGATGGTGGGTCAGGTCGAGGACATCGACAAGACGCTGAAATTCCTCAAGGATTCGGATGTTGCCATTTACTCCTTTGCCAACACACTCCCCAGCGGCGAGGGGATGGACCCGGTTGACTCAGGCATCAATGCGGTGTATGGAGATGGCAATGCACCCCTCGCCAACACAGACGCCATTCGGGACACCCTTCGATTCCGTCCGCTCGAAGAATCCGAAATTGATGGCCCTCTCAGAGCAAGGTTGGAACTGGCTGATCAGTATTTTTCTTCAACAGTGGGAACTGGCCCGAGCGGAGGACTTCGGCGCGGAAATATTCGTGGAATGCGAACCGGAATGGACGAAGGTCCAACATCTTTCTCCGGTTTTGCGCGAGGAGTTGAGGAACTTTTCGGAAAGCGAGTGGTCTTCGTGGCCGGACTATTTGAGGAAATCCCATCTGGATTCACTTTCTCAACCAAATTCCCCGAAACCCTCTTTCTAAACGTCGAGGGGAAATACCCCGCAGCGTTCCTGTTGGGGCATGAGTTTGGACACAGCCTGCAAGCAGGTAATTCCGCCCTCTATGCGGAACTCTCCGACTTCATTCTTTCCAAAGCAAGTGACTGGTCGGACTACGCAAAAGCACGGCTTGCAAACTACGCGGTGGAAAAACACCCGCGCGAATTCGTCAACGACTTCATCGGCAGCCAGTTCAACGACGCCACCTTCTGGAAAGAACTGGCCGGCACGGATGGCAACCTGTTCGAGCGGACGATCCGCGCCGCCATCGCCTTCCTGAATTCTCTCAAAAGCCGCGTCTCTTCCATGACGCGCGACGTGCGCCCCTACTTCGACAACATTGAGGAAGTGCGCAGAAAACTGGCCGAGGCCCTGCTTGAGTACCGCCGGGTTGGCAATCTGGACGCCACCTGGGGCGCATCCAGCGATGTTGAACTCGTGGCCGGGGACCAAGAGAATACCCGCCACGCCGCGCTGGAAGCGAAGTTCAACGCGGGGACGATCACAGAGGCTGAGACGGAAGAGGCGAAGGGGTTGGTGGATGAGGCAATAGTTGGTGCTGTCCGCTCAATGCCAAAAGTCGTGTCCGGTGATACTGTAGATGGACTAGTGGTTCGCGACCACACCCCAAACCAAGGTTCTGTTCGGGCGAGCATTGACGACCCAGAGTTTCTGGGGTTTAGGGAGTTTCCGATGTCTTGGTTGACGACCAAAGCCGGTAAAGAACAAAAACTGGCCGACGCAATCACTGAAAGCGGGGAGATAAACCCGCTGATAGTGGTGGTCTCAGGGTCTGAGGAAGGCCCCGCTTATGTCCTGGAGGGGGCGCATCGAATTGACGCACTTGCAACTTTAGGCAAAACATCTTTTCCGGCACAAGTTGTTTTTGACTCATCAGAAACCGCCCCGTTCACCGGCGTCCCGCTGGCCGAGCGGTTCGACCCCAAAAGCACTGACTCCCGCCACGCCACTTTGGAAGCGAAGCACAACGCGGGCACGATCACGGAGGCTGAGACGGCGGAGGCTCAGGCTTTGGTGGATGCGGCGGCGAGAACTGAAGCTGAATCAATTAGAGACCAGTTTACCGGAGAGCTTTTGAAACATGAGCATGAATACTACGGGATCAGAGCCATTGACGGGCATATTGTTAAAGTTGGACAAAAACTGCGCCCATCGAATGTTTGGAACGACGGCGATAAGACCCGCGAAAAATTAGCGGGCACATCATCTGTAGGAATCACGGATTACGACAATATTAAAGACCTCCACGAAGAAATAACTGAGGCGATGAACCTCATGGGAATTTCCCCACGCGGGTTTGGAAGGGTTACAGGCAACAGGTATTTGGGAGACCAGATTTCGCTTATTGGAGGTCCAAACTCAATGGGCGGAGAAGATATTAAAGAGTCAATTATTGTTAACGCTAAAGTTGTCTCGGTAATGGACTTTCCTAGATCCGCCGACCCATTCACCGGCGTCCCGCTGGCCGAGCGGTTCGACCCCAAAAGCGACAGCACCCTTCGCGCCATTGATCCGAAACTCCTAGCCGGACCCGACCGGGAGCGATTTTCCATCACGGCCCTGGTGCAACTCCTGCGCGAGTTTGGCAACTATCCCACCGTGAACACCCGGCTGGTCTCCTCCTATGGCCGCTTTGTTGGGGGGGCGCTGAATGCCGTGCAAATTCGCACCCGGCTTTTGTGGGACAAGCCGCTCGCCGCCCGCGTCTTGGGGCATGAAATCGGACATTTTATTGATCTTGCCGTCCGCCCGGAGGGTAAAGGCAAACGGTTTCATGTCCGCTGGCAACCGTTGGTGAATTTCAAAAAGGAAATTGAATTGCGCAAGACACTCAAGGATGCCGCCCGCGCCCTCTCGCGCGACATGCGCGGGGATTTCGTAAAGGGGGATCCTTACCGCGACAAGCCCACCGAACTTTTCGCCGATGCCATGTCCGCGATCCTCACCCGGCCCGCATGGACCAAGAATAATCACCCGCTGATTTTTGGCACGTTCCAAAGGATGCTGGACGGCAAGCCAGACTTCAAAAAAGCCTACGACGATCTCACCAGCTTCCTGCGCACCGGCGAACTCGACGCGCGCGTGGCCGAGCAGTTGGATGATTCCATCGCCCGGAGCATTGAGGCGTCCGCAGATTTAGCCGACCCAAAAAAGACAAACCTTTCCCAAAAGCTCAAGCAATGGCTGGTCTCGAAGTGGCACCGCGCCAGCCAGCTTGAACAGGAGCGCAACATCAGCGAGCGCAAGATTGACAAGCTGGAGGATGGCGAACTTTTTGCCGCGCGCGTGGGGGCGATTATCTCCAGCGATCTCAAGGAAAAAGTGCAACCCTTCCTCGATAAAATTTCCGGGGGCGGCATGGAAGCCCGCAAGGTCTTTGGGCGTTGGCTCACAAATAACCGCGTGGTAAAGGAACGTCGGGCCGCCGGGCAATGGTTGGAACAAGAACCCGCCAAGGGAATTGAAGTCTTGCAGGCCATCATTGATCTGGATTCCCGCCTCGAAGCCAAATGGCAACCGCAACTTGATGCGCTCAAAGCCAGTCCTACCGGCGATGGAGTCTATGATTTTGCCGCCGCCATGATGCGCGAAGTGTCCGAGACCGCAGAAAAAAGCGCGTCTTACCTTGGCCGCATTGAAGAGGCATTGGAGAAAATCGGAGACAACCCCGGCGGCCAGGCATTGCTTACCGCCTTCAACGTGCGAGGCATGTTGCTCAACCCCTCCGGCATCACCCCGGAGAGTGCGCAGGCCCAGCTTGACAGCATCGAGGCCGATCTCACCCCGGAGGAATTCACCGCCTTGCAGGAGGCCGCCCGCAATTTCTTCGACATCGTGCATGAACGCATGGTGGCAGCCCGCCGCATCGGCTTGATCTCCACCGATACGTGGACCGAGATCATCGAGCCCAACCGATACAACTACGTTCCCTTCGCCGTCATGGATTACTTCGAGGGCAAGGTCGGAGCAGGCATAAAAGCACAGTATGGCACAACCAAAGACATTGTGGATCCCTACATGGCCGCACAGTTGAAAATGGGATCCCTGAACCACTGGATGCAACGGCAAATGCAAGTGCTCTATTTGCAGGAGATTTACGACAAAGCCGGAATGGCACTCCTGCCCACGCGCAAGCTGAAAAACTCCGCCGAGTTGGATAAAATCCGGCATGAGGGGCGCGACGACGACACCAGCCGCCTCACCCTTTGGCAGGATGGCAAGGCATGGCTCATAGAATTCCCCGAAGACCCAGGCAAGAGCTTTGAAACTGCCTCGGAGCGTCCCGCCTTCTATCAAGACCTGGCCGCAATCTACAATGTCGCCTTCACCCTGCCGCAATCGCTGCCGCTCGTGGGTGGAAAAACAATTCCCATTGGCCGGGTGCCGCAATATGTGTTGCAGACGTACACCACGCTTTCGCCCAGTTTCCTCTTTTTCCGCAACGTCATCCGCTCGCTGCGCACCGATGCCAACCGCATCGGTTGGAAGGCCCGCCTCAAGCAAACCGCCACCGGCATGGGGGAATCCTATCGCCTTGCCGCCAACTACGCCGAAGCTGCTTTTGGCGGTGCCATGCTGCCCGAAGTGAAGCGGATGGTCGAAACCAGTGCCTTGCCTCCTCCGCAAATCTCCCGTGCTTTTTATCACGATCCGGCCTTACTCAACGAGATGCTCCTCAATGGGGGCATCACCGCCCTGCAACTCGGCAATAGCAAGGCAGTGACTCCATGGGTAAAATGGCGGAAACTGGAGAAGCTATCCGCCATTCTGGAATCCCAACAAAAAATCCAAGCCTACCTTGCCACGAATTCCAAAACGGGAAACCCCGCGCTTTCTACCGCCGTGGCTCGCCGGGCCGGTATCCCAAACCCTGGCGTTTACGGCCAATACTCGCAGGCGTTCGAGATGATTTTCCCCTGGACCCGCGTGATGGTGCAAGGTTTGCGGTCATCTTTGAATGTCGCCCGCGATCCCGAACTTGGGAAAGGCTTTCTTGCCCGCACCATGATTACGGAGATGATCCCTCGCATTGCCATGTACGCCATCGCCTCCGGGCTCATCTCCCGTTGGCTCACCGGCGGGGACGATGACGACGAGGACACTTCCCCGCTTGCCACCCTGGCCGAATTCTTCCGCCGAGCCTCCCCCTACAAGCTGGCCATTGATAACCTCGTGCCGCTTGGCTGGTATGATCCCGATACCGGGGAATATCATCCGCTCACCGCCACCTTTGGCAAACGGCCTTCCGAGATTCCGCAGCAGTGGCAGGCGTGGAGTCTGCGGATGCCTTCCTCCGAAGAAGGCAAAATGTGGGGGGGACTGCTTTGGAACATCCTCAGTGGCACGTCGGAAAAAATCGCCATGCCCGGCAAGGGCGTGATCGAGAATGCGGGAAGTTGGTTGGCGGGTAATTCCGTGCAACTGAGTCCGGTCTTCAATGTGGCTCAGCAGCAATTTGAGCTTTGGATTCAAGGGCGCAACTCCATCGACAGCTTCCGCAATATGCCCGTGGCCAACCCCGATATGTACGAGGCGGGGGGCATGGACCGGGTTCAAGCAAATATCGGGGCCCTCTTTAATCAATTCAGCGATTTGGGCGGGTTATTTGGAGGGATTTCGCAAATGCTCGGACTCGATCCGCGCGCACTCGATCCCGGAAAAGTGAGGCCGGGTATCCCGGCGGCATTAAAATCTTTGCCCCTTCGGGTCTTCTCTTTTGATAACTACGCCGCTTATCGTGGCAGCCGGGCCGAGTCCATCGAGACCGAACAGAACGCCGCCAAAGCCCGCATGATGATGTCGGGCAACGTGCGGGCACTCTACGACTTTTATTTCCGCAACCTTAGCCGACAGGACGAACTTACCCCGACCGACAAGCGCCGATTCGAGGCCGCACGGGGCTGGAAAACCCATGTCTGGAAGGATAAACGCCACCCCTCATCATACAGCACCAAGACGTTGCAAGCCGCCGCGCAGAAAAACAACAAAGGGCAGATTGCCACCCTCACCCGAGATTTGGATACCGTTTCACAACCCTACGTTTCGCGCTTTCAAAATGCCGCTCAAGGTAAATAATCACCCAAACCCAAAAACCATGAACAAACCAAAGCAACCCGCATCCGCACCGAAACCCATTCAATCTGCTTCCGCGCCCAAGGCGACCGTGAAGCCATGGGGCGACCGCCATCGCGACAGCCTCAAGAAGAGCAAGTAAAGGCGTGCAGCCTTGCATTGTCACCCTCGGGCGACACGGCGACATTTTGAACTCCCTCGGCATTGCCTGGGAGATTTTTTCGCGCACAAAGCAGCCGGTAGGCTTTCTTGTCGCGCAGGAATTCGCTTCCACCCTGGATGGCGCATCCTACGTGCGCCCGATTCAATGGCCGGGCGATTACAGCCAGCTTCAACCTGCCGTCGAACGCATCCGCTCCGGCGGATGGCTCCCCGTCCTCGCGCAAGCCTACGGCAGCCCGGCCTACGAGGAACGCCGCACGCAATCCTATCAGCGAGAAGCCTGGCGCGTGGCTGGGATGCTGGAGCACTTCGGCACCATGCCCCTCGTGCTGGACCAGCGCGACCCTGAGCGCGAGTCCGAACTTGTAAAAAAAGTCCTACCAGATTCAAAGCCGTTCATCCTCCTTTGCTCTTCCGGCGTTTCCTCTCCCATCCCTAAACTCAACGGGCTCGCCGACACCCTGCGGGCTCAACTCCCCGGCCACA